TGTATAACCCATAAATTTATATGTTCTGTCTATGGCTAGATTAGAATCATTTTTATATGGTATTTGACTAGGAAGCTCAACTAAATCTCCATAAGCAACTTTTTTAGATTCAAAGAAAGTCTCATCGTCTAAATAGTAATCAATAGTGTATTCATGTCTATCAAAAATTGCATATAAAACAATCGTTTTATTTTCTTCAGAGAATGTAGGTGCGCTTGCCCCGTCTTGGAGAGTGAACTCACCTGTGTCCGCAGAGTAACTATATAAAATATCTTTTGCGTTTGGAGAAGTTGCTCAACCAATAAAATCGTAATAAGTTTTTACTGGAATTTTTGAAGTTAAACTAAATGTTGTACTATTAGTTCTTAATAAATCAACAACTTCTTCTTTTCCATTATCCGTAACTTGAATAAACTTAGAAATATAAGATTCATTTAAATGTGCTGCATAAATAGTTAAACTTGGCCAATTAGCTCTATAAATATTTAATAAATCAACTTCATTAATTTTATTTTCTTCAGAATTATCAATATACATTGTTCCAGTTATTGTTGGTAAAGTTCTTGTTGAAGCACTTGTAGCATTTCTTCATTTATTATTTTTATCTGTACTTGTATTTTGATAATCTTCTAAGAACATATCTAACAAATCTAAAGATTGAATGCTATTTCTCTTAGAACTTAATTCGTTTTCAATGAAGACTCTTTCATTTAACAAATCTTTTACCCATGTTTCATTATCTACATAAGAATAATTTTCAAATGAGTTATGGTCAGTTAATAAGAAATAAGTTTGACTTTCATTATAAGCCTCTCCATTTTCAACTAAAGAATATGGACACCATTGAACATCTTCTAAGTCAATTTCTAGATATTTATCCGCAACATTTTTCTTCTTATTTACCTGTTTTTCAAGTAATAAGTAAGAATCATATCCAAGTCCACCACCAACAATTTTTAATCTTGAGAATTTATCTTCAACTTCGGCATCATCTGTAACGCCTTCAATATACAATCCTTTATATAAATCTCTATTTATATAAGTGTATTCTCCATTACTTCCCTCTTGCATTACAACAGGTTTTGAGGTTAAAATTCTCTTTAAATTTTCTGGTTTTACTAAAGTTAATTGTTGCGTAGAACCTGGTAAATGAATTGTATCTAAAGGAGCGCCGTCCGCAAAAGTAGTATAAGGAATTTTTGTGCCCAAAGCTCTATATTCTACTAATTTTTCAGAGCCTCTAACATCTTGAGGTTGAGTAATATTTGGAATATTTGTCAAAATAATTTTTGATAATAAACCTTTTCTCTGGTCATCAGATGTTCCATTGTCGTGAAGGTCAAAAGTACCTTCTCCAGAGCCTAAAAGACCATTACTATATCCTGGGATATCACTACCTAAAATTATTTCTGTTAAATTTTTACCAGAACTTAATTTAAAATGGGAAGGATATTTTGTACTTAAATCTCCAAAAGAAGATAAGTTATCTCCAGCTGGTAAATAAACTAATTGTTCATTATAAGGATGCTCTGTTCTATATCCATTTTCAACCGAAGTTGTAAATGAAGTAGTAACTGGTCTTTCTCCACTATATTTCTTAGAAGGAAGTACTGGGTCTTCATCATAGAAAACTGTTACATATTGATTTAAGAAAGGTGTTATTGTAAACTCTGGTGTTGCATCAAAATATTTTACTGGATATTGTGCTAATGTATATCCTTCAACAGCAGATTGAATTCTACTGCTATCTAAGTAAATATCTGAAGTGCTCTTATCGTTTGCGTTTGCGCGGATCATGATTTCGTTCTTTACACGAGCTGGAGTATAATTTCCTGCTAGTCACCAAGAATCAATATAATTTAATCTATTTCTAATTAATAATGAACGAGATAATTTTCTATCTCCTTGACAAGCATAAACGTAAGCACTGTCTGTTACAACTTCACCATCTGTTTGATTATAGTAACCTCCAGTAGCTAAAGAGCCACAAGCAATATATTTAGTGTATTCATCCAGACCAAGTGCAATAATTGGGCGTAAACCTTTCATTGCGTATGAAGAAGTGAATACTTTAGGGTCACATAAATAAGCACCCTCAATAAAACTTTGATTTAGTTTACTTGCTCTTAAACTTCTATATGTATCTTTAATCGAAGTATAGAAAACTTCAAACAGATTTGTCCATAATACACTTCTTGCCGTTGAGAAAGTTCCTTCTATTGTTGCGTCTGTGTCGTAATCCCACAAAGCTGCTCCAATATTGTTTAAACCTAACTGAGTATCAATATCATAGAAAATTGGGAATCAAATATAATCTCCTCCAATTGTATCTGGTCCAAAAGATGCCAACATCACATTTTTACCTCTTGAATCATAGCAAAGCAGCAATTCTGTCATAATGAAATAAAGAATACAGTAATCTAAATTTAAGTGATTATTAAACTCTGTTTTAAACTTATGTAAACGATAATCTTTACAATCTGTATTAAAGGTTACCAAAGTTTTTCTTGTGATTGCATCACCCTCATATTCTTTTGGAGCTTGAATTGATGTAATAATATTGTTTTCTTCATCTCTTGCGAAATCAAATAGGTCATCTCTACCTTCAATATTATTTATAATTACTTCACCAGCATAATCTGCTCCATTTGAATCTACGAAATGGAAAACAGTAGTATTGTTACCTTGTTCATCCTTTTCATATCTTACCATATATGAAATATCATCTTCAAAAGAAACAGGCTCTGCTAAAGGAGTTCCAGTATCGGTTGCAGGAACAGTATCAATTCTTGTTGAATTTAATCAAGTAAACAATCTTTCTAAATTAGAATACTTTTGTCTCGCATAGGTATTAAGATTTGATTGAGTAGAAATATCATATTTCTTTCCATTATATCCTTTTACAGCGGTATTTTCTGGTCTAACAGTATTATCAATTACCATATCCATAAGCTTATCTTCTGGATGATAACGATATTCAAAGTGTTTTATTACTTCTAAAGTACCTTCTGTTGTTTGTGCTTCAAAATTTGTTACATTTTCAGGATATTTAAAAGAACATCAAGTTCCTTGGTTATCTCTTAATTCTCAACACTCTGCAACACCTGCTACATATGGATGATGATGTACTTCACCTGTATCAGAATCTGTTCAATCTTCATTAATAAAAGGTTGCTCAATTTCTGCCTCAAAACCATAGAATTCATTTGAACTTTTATCAAGGTTTAAATTATATCTACCTATATATTCATAAGCTTTCCATTCATCAGTTTCGCCATTAACTTCTTTGCCAGTCCAAGCATATTGATTTCTAATCGCATCATAAGCTTGGCTTTGCTGATTTGAAGGAACATATTTTCCAGCTTTATTATGCTTATGGAACACCATCACAGGGAAGCCATAAACAGAAGTTCTATGTCCAACTGCTGCGTCCTTCATTCCGTCATCATCATAATATTCAAGAGGATGTTTAGAATAAAGTCCATTTCCCATTAAATTAGCAAAACCAGTATTATAAGAACCAGAAGATTCCATATAGTCGATTTTCCAAGTAAATTTATTGGTTGCACAACTTGTGCTATCCATATTTCATTTTTTAAACTTTTTGCCTTTCTTTGGCCCATTGGTGTAGTACCAACCTCAAGTGTAGTTTTCATCATCTGTCCAACCTTCTGGCGCACTTCCAGACGCAGATTTCATTTTTGTTTTATAATTTCTACGAGGGTAAGCTTGAGAAGAAGTTCCTTGAACATTGATTTCTGCACCAACAACTTCATAGCTTGGAGAATGAGTTAAATAAAAATTATCATCAATCCAACCATTTTCTCATGCTAAATCTAAAGCTGGATTTACAAAAGTGATTTTACAATATCTGTCATTTCCTTTAAAATAAGGTAATCTATCATCTGTATTTACATGAACCGCATCATTAGGGTCTTTAATTCCCTTTACATCTTCTAAAGTTTCTATTACTGCATAAGGCATTAATAATCCACTATCAAGATTATCTCTAGTAACTTTTTCCTTTTGGTTTTTATTATATTCAACTACTTTTGTATAAAGAAGTCTTGTTGGGTCTGTATCTGCAGTTAATTGGTTTTGATCGTATAAATCAATATCTCCAATATCAGAAATATAGTTATGAATAATTTCTGGCATAGTTAATCCAGATTGATATACTCTTACTTTATATAAATCAAAATCACAATAAGTAGAATTTATTTCAATAACATTAGTATTTAAAATAAAAGAAGATACAGCTGTTAAGTTAATTGCACCAGATAAAATTCCATTTAAATAAATCAATAAGTTTTTGTCTGTTGCAGAAACAACAAAAGCAATATTAATAACTTCATTTTCTTTATATCGAACGTTGGCAATGCTTCCACCAGCAGAAAAATAAGCTTCTTGTGTACCAATACAGAAACCATTTCCATTAGAGTCCATCATTTTACAACAAACTCCAGTATTAGATGAAGCCTCTTTTATAGAAGCCTTTTCATTCATTATATAGTTTCCATCTATATCAGTTTTATAAGTATAACCATTTTCTTCAATTTCTTCTACTGTGAAAGCTCCTTCTTGTTCATTAACTTCATACTTTGGAATTGTTCTAATTAAAGTTGAATAACTTCTAATATTTCTTGCTCTAAATCTAATTTCAAAAGTATAATCATTTTGGTTATTAAGTGTTAAAGGTTGGAAATTTATTGATGCAGAAGCACCATTTGCAACAGATAAGAAAGTGCCTGTTTCATCTTCTCTCCATCCATTATTATATCAGTTGAAATTATTAAAAGTCGTATTAAAATTTTCATAAACTCAAGTCTGTCTATTTGTTCTATTTTCAAGATTAGAACGACCAACAGAAGAAAGGTTCAATTGTAATCAATCTTTTTTTACTAAATCTAAATCTCTAGAACCCTCTAAAGTAACATATATATTAATATTTTTTGAAGTTGTTCCACAAGCAATTGTTAAAACGTTATTTCCTTCTTGATAATGTGAAGTTACATCTCAATTTGTCCATTGTAAATCATATTTCTTTTGAATTGGAGAGTTTGGAAGCTCTGTACCATTTAAATATAAACGAACAGTTGCTTCACCATCTATTACTGCCGTTTCTGGGTCATAAACCATGAAAGGAATAATACATTTTTCATATTTTACAACAGTAGAATTATAATCTCCTATCCAAATAATTGGCGTGGAGTCCGCAGGATCGTATCAAGCGCATTCATATTCTATACTAGTTGAAGTATAAATTTCTCCATTCAATTCAGTAGTTAAATTTAATGAAATATTATGAACACCATGAGATTGATGTGGTAAAGGAATTGTATTTACAATTCCAATAGAACCAGCTGTAATTGCTCTAGTTTCAATTTCTGAACCATCTGAAAATATATGTAAAGTTAAATTTAATCCAGTTCCTCTTGGAATAAAACTAACTTGATGTCTATCACTACCATTTATATTTACAACACTATTTGGATTTTCTCCATATTTTTCTAATCCCATTTCAATTACTTTAATGTTAGAAATAACTCTTGTAGGCATCTCCTTCATTCTTGTGTTGTCAGAAGAAATTGAAACGGTAATTCTAAATGTTCCTACTGGCAAAAATGATAAATCTAAAGCATAAGGTTCGCCTGAAGGAATCCCAGGTTTAGAGAAAGTTCTCTCCCAACCATTTAAGCCAGTAATTTTAAATTCAAAGTTTACGTATGAATCTTCTGTTGAGGTACCAGTAAAAATTGCTTCATGTTTTTGACCATATATTAAAGTTTGGTTTGTGGTAATTGTAGAAGAATTAACAGTTAAAGTTAAATCAGCTACTTGCGCTTCACCGCCACCACCTCCGCCAGAACCAGATCCACTAACAGTCAATAGTAAACAATGAATTTGATCTCCTTCAAAAGAAAGAATTTTGAAAAAACTACCATCTGAATTTAAAATTAAATCATTTTTCTTTGGTAGAACCTCTGGGTTTTCAAGAGAAGAAATGGGTAATAAATAATTTTTATCACTTGTATCTTCACTTATTTTTTGAATCTCATTGCCCACGGCTCCTGCGTAGAAGAGGCTTGCGCCAGCCCCTCCTCCAACAGAAACTCTACCATCAGAGGTATCAATAAAAATTCTTCCTGTATCAGTTGCTAAGTAAAAATAGCCATTTGTAATTTCTTGGCTTAAAATTTTTTCCTCTTTTCCTCTAACAGGTCTAAATTTTGTTGACATATTTGTACCTCATTTCTATATATTAAAATTCTCCTCAAGTAAGACTAAAGGTAACTGTATTTCCACTAGCACTTACATCTAATCCTTGTCCGGCAAGACTTACAGTTGCAGTCTTAGCAGTTCCGTATGTACTAGAATTGTCAATGTATTTTTGAGTTAAAGAAGTAGTAATTGTTGCTACATTATTTGTAACACTTGCACTAGAAGTAAGAGTATTTAATTCAACTGGTGCAGGCATTGCTACTGTACTAGTACCAGAGATATGTCCATAGTCATCTTTTGAAATTCCAGTTAAAACAGAAACCTTTCCGTTTGAATTTATAGCATAACTAGGAGTTGATGGAGTAAATGTTGTTGATTCATGAGAAACAACAATTTCTTTTGAGTTACTTGCTCTAGTAACATCAATTTTATTACCCTCTTTAATCTTAAACATTTCAGTAGCATTTGTTGATCCTCCTGCTGTCGAGCTAACATTTACTCCAACAGATGAAGATTCTCCATCCATAGCAAAGCTATAAGTGGTATCTACTTGTGCTTCATCACCTGAAGGAATTCTTACTCAAGTAATATTAGTTAAATAGCCATTGGTTCCTTCTGTTCCCTGTGCAATAATTAAATCTCCAACCTTTGGAGTTTCTCCTCCTGAAGATAGAGCTGGCGCATTTTCTAAGCGCACCAGATACATAGAACCATTTTTAACATTTGCAGTTGGATAAGGGTCTGTTGAAGCCCAGTTTGTCTGACCAGTAGGCGGCCAAACACCCTTATATTCAACAGCATTAAAATCTTGAATTTTCTTATCAACTTCAGCTTGAGTATAATAAGTTCCAGATAAATCTAAAATATCCCCTCTAAAATGTAAATAGTTTGTACTACTTGAATCTGTTTTTACTTTTGGGTCAAACGTTGTTGCAGCTGTAGTACTGCTATTTGGCATATTTACAACTACATTATAACCATCTGCAGAATTTGCCTTCGCTGAAATTGTTGCTCCAGTAGGTCTCATATCTGCTGCAGAAATAGTAACATTATTACCTTCTTGACTCTTTGTTAAGGCAATATTTTGACCACCAATTAAAGAAAAACCTCCATCCCCTAAATCAACAGCAAGCTTTTCTCTATCTGAACCCTCTGCAGCAGTCCAAGTTACTCCTAAATCTGGAACGTCTATATCAACCGTAATGTCTTTTGTTGTTGCATCTTTACTTACAGTAACATTATTTCCAGAAAAGGTAATATTTGGCGTATTTATTGTATTGTTTGAGTCATTTCTTTTTAAAGCTAATTTAATACTTTTATTAGCTAATACCCAATCTGCATCCTCTACATATGTATTTGTGTCTGGGTTAATTTGAACTCATTTTTTACCATTTCAAACGCATAAAATGTTTTCTGCTGTAGCATAATAAAAACTTCCAGCTAAACCAGCATTAGTCTCAGAGTCTTGAATAATGTTTTGTAAAGCTGCAACATTAGTAACAGTAGTAACACCTTCATTAACAGGAACCATTTGATTACCTTGACCAACATATAATCTATGTGTATCTGTAGTTAAATAAAAAGTTCCGTCTGTAACTGTAACTGTTGAAAGTTTAGACTGCAAGCCTCTTTTAAAACTTACATTAGCCATTATTGCTTCCCTCCTCTATTAATTCATGTCATTTTAATCTATTGTCTAACACTTCTAAAGCGTTTTCTAACTCACTATCTTTTTGCTGTAAAGCTGAGATAGTTGCATTTAAGTCTCCATCATAAACACTAGACAATTCTAAAGCTTCTACTCTAGTTTCTAGTGAATCCATATCTCCTTCTACTGCGGTTAAACGATTGTTTAAATCAGATGCACTGTCAGGATGATCTTGTATTCAAGCCGCAATTTCTTGTAATGTATCAAAAGCTGTTGGCGCATCTGCTACAACTTTTGCAACTTCTTCTGCTGCAATTGCGCGAGCTGTTTTACCGGTATCCGAACCTATGAAAGTTGTAACAACTGATTGTAGTTCACTTAAATCAACCGCTGCTCAAGTGCCATCCCCTCGCAAAAACTTATTATGGTCTCCAGCAACTGGAGTTGGTACTATACCAGAAGAGCCGTCCGCATTTTCCGTAGCCCCAACCATTGTTTCTGCTATTGCGGAAAAGTCAGATGAAGTTCATTTTTGAGTTACATCATCATAGACTAAAATATCTCCAGTATTTAAGCTCCCGTTATTAATTTCAATATCTCCAATATCTGCTAAAGTAGATACTCCAAATACTGAACCAGTTATTTCTTTTGTTCCAAGATATACTTTTGCTTTATTATCATTCTCACTAAAAATAAAATAAAGTGTATCATCATTCTTTTGCAAAAGGTCTGCATACGCTTGCGGCGAGCCTCTAAAAAACTGGACATAATGAACAGCCATAAAAACTCCTCCTTTCTAAAAGAAAAGAGAGTAATTTTTAATTACTCTCTTAATTGTATATATAAATCCCCTATTCTTCCATTGTTATCATCAGGATTCTCAAGTCCTCAAGTTACTCTACTATTATCATAAATAACTCTATTGTCATTTAAAACCAATGAACCAGAGGAGTCTTCTGTTAAAATATTGTTTTCTCCAATTTGTAAAGAAGAAAATTTTAGTCCATTTTTACTAAGAGTTAAAACTCTATAATCTTCAATATTTGGAGTCACCAATGTCCATTTTATTTCTCTTATTTCAGAACATTTTGCAAAATCAGCTTCTGAACAAATTAAAAAGAATGTCGAATCTGAAGAGTTTACTCTGCCTATGTAAGCATTTCTCCTAAAACTAACAGACGCTTTATCTATTGCTGGAAAAATTGGACTTTGACTTACTGTAGCACCTAAAACAGTAGAAGCTTTTATTAAAAATTTTCTGTCTGTTTTACTATAACCAAAAGCAATATCTTCTGAAGAATTATATTCTTTAATATTTTTATTACTGTCTATTTCTTTTTGTAGTGAAATTTCTTTATTTAAAACATAGTAATTACTGTTTTCCATGTTTTGAGGCCATAAGTATTCTCCTTGATAAATTAAAAAACCTCTTAAGTATTCAGGCCCAGAAGAAATTAAACCTTGGTTTATAATACTATCTGAAAAAGTACCACTTTGAGGAATAAAAGTGTTTGTTTCAACATTTTTTGTGAAAATTAAAAAATCTCCAGACGGAATTTCAGATTTATTTGAAATTTTAGTAAAATATAAATTTTCATCTTCAGAATAAATACTTTTTAAATAGCCTAAAATATCTGGTCGAGTTTCATTAGCATCAAAGTGTATTCCTGGTTTTAAATTGACAAGTTGACCATTTCTAAATTTTACATAAGAAAAACCTGGATTCACAGGCAATTTATAAAGATTTGAAAAATAAAGTTTTCCATATATTTCTTCTTGTGGTTCTGATGAGCTAAAAGAATTTAAAGCCTGTATTTGATATTTTTTATTATTATTATCATATTTATAATAATAATATATAGAATTATTTACTTCTTCAGTAGTTTCAATTCTTTCTAAATAAACAGAATTTGGAACTTTTTCATCTTGAATTCTTTCATCTGATGGATTTCAGACAGTATAATTTTCTCCGTTTTTATTTTGAACTAAATCAAAACTATTATTAATTCTTGCTTCGCCTTCAACAGAACCAGTAACAGTATTTCAATGACTTTCATAAGATTCTCTAGTTTTTCTATATCCAAGATATAAAATATATTTTTGCATAGCAGAATTAAAATTACCTACGTCTTTTCTTCATTCTGCTAACTGAGTTCTTGCGTCATCTAGTTTATAATAAATATTTCCATACTCTCTCATACTATCTAATAATGCAATATAGTTTGCATTACTAACTTTTCCATATTCATCTCATTCTGCCTTATAATCATTTAAATTTGCATAAAGACGAATCTCATTGTCAGAAAGTAAAACTAATTCTTCTGAATTTGGATAAATAGCACTTTCTCCATTATTTATTACATATTTTTCATAAAGACTTGGACCCTCTCCTGAGCCTAAAACAGTTAAGCCTCCAGACCCAATAGAAATACCATTCCCAGGATTGTTTGCTGCATTACCAACATATAAATCTTCATTAGCTGTTAAATAATAATAATCATAATTTAAATCATTTTCATCTTCTTTATCACTTTGAGTTACAATCACGATGCTATCATCACTTGAAGAAGGGTCATCTTCAACATTAAAACTAAAAACGTCTATTTTTTTAAACTGATTATTTTCATCAATTATATAATAATCTCCTGTTGTAACAGTATTTAAAATATCTTTTGTAACCTTAGTTTTTCCATATTCAACATCATTATCTAAAAATCTAATTGCGCTTGTTTTATATACAGAACCGTCATAAACGATTCCTTGAGATTCTGTTAAATCTTTCTTTTCTTCTTCAGTAGCTCTTTGCGCAAAGACTAAACGGGCACTCATTTCATTATTTTCATTTTCTACTGTTCTAATTAAATGAGATTTTGCTTCTGTTTGATAAGTGTTTCCTAAACTACGAATTACATCATCAAGAGTATAATAAGGATAATCGGCTTTCCATCGCTCATCTACCGCATCACTACCAAAGACTTGTTTCATGATTGTTGCATCATCTGGATTAGAAACATCTCAAACAATATCATTTCTTAATTGCTCAGACAAATTATTTACTTTGTCTTTTAACTCATTAAATAAACCCATTATTGTTTCTGGGTCTCTTGACTGAGGGTCTCCAAAGTTAAATTTTTTATATAATTCTGCTAGGATTTCTAAAATGCTATCTCCAGCAAGAATATCTCTTAATTCATAAGAATAACCATCTAAATAATATAAATTTTCATTATCTTTATTTCCTTCAGCAACAGTGGTTCTTTCATAAACATTCTCACCAGTTTTCTTAAATACAGAAACATTTTCGGGAACTTTAGAAATAGTTCCTGTACTATCTATTGTAAAACCAGACCCTTCAGTATTAATACGTTTAAAATTACTAATTTTTTGAACATATTTCAAACCAAAGAAATCAGCTTTGTCTACACCATCTGAAGAAGGGATTGCAGTTTCTGGAATAATATAGTTATTATTATACCATACTCTTAATTGATCTTGTTTTTGTGCCTCACCTTCAATAGCATTTCAATTCTGCGCAGAAGCGCCAACTGGTATTGCACCTTTTCCTAGATATAATTGAATTAAATTGATTAAACCACCCACTGTAGTAGGGTCAAACTGTTTTTTTACAGTAGCTCAATCAGCCTCTGTCATCAAATCAACATCTTTTGTGGTGTAATTACCAGCTTCATTGGTGCCGGAAATATGAACTGTCTTTCCATAGAAATTTAAATTTGTTTTTCTGGTAGTGTCATCTCCATTACCACCATAAATTAAATCTCAAAAATTATTTAAAACTTTTTTAAAACCAGGTAAACTAAAAGCAAATTCTAAAACATCATTAGGCTGGTCTGCATCAGAGCGATATCCACCACGAGTATTCTGGTATCTTTCTGAAAGATTTGGGTCTCTTATTTGCCGAATTTCAACTGAGTCATTTCCCAAATCATCTACTTGCGCACTTGTAAGTCGAGTTGTTTCATTTACAACAGGGTCATTTTCATTAATATTAACGATACCTTTGACTTTTCAAGGGTCTGGAATTTTTAAAAAATAGTTTGTTAAAGAACTCATTTTTACCTGTGGCTTTTCAGCAGGTCCAATTGCCCATCCTGTCAAAGTTGGCATTTTTGAATTTAATCTAGCAACTAAAAGATACTCTTCTTTATTACTGTTTACAATTTTTTGCCAAACGGTAGCATCATAATCGCCTCCATAATACTCAGTATCAATTTCCGCATTTGCAGCCCTAATAACTGCCTCTTCAGTTGAAACATCTGTTTCCAATTCTTTTGCACCTTGAAATTTTACAAATTTATATTGAGTAAATAAAGCTTTATATCTAGTTACTTCTTCATTATTTTCATCTGTATATGTTTCTGCCGCAGCCTCTTGTTTATGAGGACTATTCTTTTTAGAGTATTGATAATAAACTATATATGAAACTTTATTTGAAGTTTCTATTGCTGTAACTAATTGAAACCCATCTTCAGGTAATTTTTTATCAAGTTCATCTTCATAATAATAAGTATCATCACTTAATTTTTTTAGAGTAAAATAGTTCCCACTTATTTTCTCCCCAACATAGCCAAGTTCGCTAGAAGCATTACCTTGTTCAGGGTCTAAATTATAGTCTACTAAAACAAAACGACCAACAAAAACACCATCTGTTACGTTTTGAAGATCAGACGTATTCCCAATAGCAGAATCCATTGCAAATCTATTTGAATAAATTCTATCAAATTGAAACTGAGCTTTTGTCATATCTTCTCTAATATTTCCATAAAAACTCATCTAATCTTCCTCCTCTCTCACTAGCATATCCACAATGAGGTACGCTCCATCATTATCCTTTATTCTTTCCATTGAGATTCTATTAAAAACCAAGGACTCAATAGTAATATTATCTTCTAAAGATATTTCATAAATACCCGTCACACCAACAGTAATAGGATATTTAGAACCATTTAAATAAAATTTGGTCCCCGGTATTGTTTGAATCCCAAGCTGAATAATAGAAGATTTAGTGGGGATTTTTTCTCCTTCCCCACTAAAATCTGTAAATGCTTTTGCACTTGGACTTGCGGTTGTTGAAGCCGACCAGTCCTCAAACGTTGCCCCAATAGGTCAATTTAAAGGATTGTTATCGTTATAATAACGAAATTGAAAAATATCTCTTGCCATTTTTCTTTTATCCTTTCTTTTCATTCTCAAAATATTCTTTGATAATCTCGTCAAGTTTTATTGAAGCCTCAGCTTCTTTATCTCCTCTGTTCGCATTATCAATATATAAAATATATTCTTTTTCTTCTTCAGGTAGACCTTCTTGGCCATCCTTTTCTTTTACTGCAATACGAATATCTCTATCTTTTTCTGGTTCATTTTTACCTTGTGTAATGTAAAGAATGCCATCTTTAGTTTCAGAGTCTTCTTTTACAGATATAATAAATTCTGGATTTTGAACTTCTAATAAATTCTGTTGAGAAGGACTTGTATCTATAACAGTAGTCATATCTAAAGGATTGCTTTCGCCAACCAAAGAATTAGAAGAATTCATTAATTTTGTTGCGGTTAAAGACATTTGCCCCTTTGGGTCAAGAGGAATTGTAAATTGTTTTATTACATAATATCCACTAACTCCAGTATCATTGTCTTTTATCAACGCAACTGTATTCGGTTCAAGGTAATAAATAGGAATCGTAGATGAAAAACTAACAGATTCTGTACAATAAGTATAATCGCTTAGCCATTCTTTTAAAACATCTATTGCGCTCTTGCCTTGTGCGCTCATAGTAAACCAACCCATTTTATCATCTGAAACCTGAAGATAAACATAACCAGGTTTAACTCAATTCTGTTCTTTTAAGCTTTCTTTATCTATATCTTCAGACGACATCCTATAAATTACATTTGGAATTTCTCTATAATAAATGGCTTTTACTTTATTATCATTAACCGCTTTTGACCTTGTTCCTATATTTGGAATTGAATATCTGTTTATTTCTCCATAAGAATCTAAAAAATCAAATCAAAAATGAATTGCTTGAGGATTATCTTGTATATCCTCTCTCCACCCCAATGAATTGTACTTATAGGTATTTCTTCATATTGGGTCAGTTTTACTAAGAAAGTGGTCTTTTATTGCAAGACATGGATTATAAATTTCCCTTCAATAACTGATTATTTTTTGTTGATTTATAGGAAAACCTCCACTTGTTTTTGCTGAAGCTTGAACTTTATGTCTTGAAGCCATTTCAAAATCTTGATAATACTGCTCATACCCCGTTCAACCTGTTGGATAATATGAAACACCATTTTCCATTAAATTATTTTGAGCTACTCTTTGCAAAAAATCATCTTCTTGAACATGTGCTCTATAGTCCATTGCCATTTGATAAATAATTTCTCTTCAATCTACAACAAAAACAATATCTTTTTCTTCCTGTTTTTTATAAGGCACATCTGAAGACGCTAAAAAAACTAGATTATAGTCTTGTCCAGTATCTTCTTCTTCTGCTATATAATAAGCAAAAGGATGAGAATATATATCATCACTTCTTCAATCTGGAATAATGTAATCTCCAAGTTCTGTTTTTATATAAAAATTTCCTTCAATAAACCTTTCTTTTTCTTCTGTTGGTATACCAGATTTTTTTGGAGAAAAACTACCTTGATATTTATAAGATATTTTTTTATAAATAAGACTTTGACTTTCATCATCATAATCTACTAAATCACTATATCCTATAATTCGATACATTAAAGGTCGGTGGTCTATTGCATATCTGATATGAATTGGAACAGAAGATCCAGCTTCTTCTTGAACCCCTCAAACAGAAAAGTCATTTTTTAAATTCGAAAGATTTGGAGTATTTTGAAATGAAGAAATTAGATAATCATCTTCAAAACGATAAACTTCTCTAGATGTTTGCAAAGCATTATTAGTATAAGTTTCTGTTGAAAAATTATGCTCTCCATTTATAGAGTTTCAAGAAACATCTACATAAGTCTTTTTCTTCTGAAAAATAAAACGACCATCTACATCATAAAAATACTCAAAATTACCCAACATTTGAACTAATTTATCTAACATTTGAGTTAGTGTTGAACCAACATTAAGAATTAATTCTCCTGCATATGTGATGTCTGTTAAACGATACCCAACAACAGACCCTTTTTCTGCTTTAAAAACTGTGTATGCGGCATTGGTTTCGTCTCCCACTAAACAAACACGAGAAGCAACACTCTGAAAGTCTTTTCCAATGGTCGAATCGTCTAAAAGCGGGTCATAGGTACCACCGATTTCAGCATTTTCTAAATCCCTAATTTTAAAAACTGTATTAGGGAATCCTTCAAAATATACATCTACATCATCTTTTTCAAAATACATCTGTTTAACTTCTCTCGCTCCAGAAGTAGTGTCAACTGCATTTTTAGTAATAAAAAGATAAAGCGGATTATCTCCTTGATATTCTAGCAATTCAAGACCATAATCATCTAAATCATTAACAACAATATTATGTCAAGGTTCTCTAGCCCAGTCATGAACGGCATTTAAAACTATATCTTTAATAGGGAATTTCTTTCTTACTGTCGTCGCTGTCGCGCCAGAATATTCTACCTCATATATTCCCGCAAAGTCAACACCTATTTGAGTAATAACTCCTCCAATGTCTCCATTTAATAAAGACATTTTATCTTTTCCTTGAATTGAAATAGTATAATTATTTAAAGAAGTTGAAATATTATAGCTTGTAATTAAGAAAATTCCCTGTTTAAATCAAATAATTTTGGGGTATTTTTCATCAATCTCATTTTCTAATCCTATTTCCAATTTAAATTTTGAATTTAATCCTCAAATATAGTTAGACATATTTAAATCTTTTGCAACCATAGTTAAAGAACAAGTTCTTCTTACAACAGAAGTGCCATCTACAGAAATGGAACCGCCAGTAACCCTTCCAGTAATTTCTTCTTTTGGATTTTCATTAAAATCTAAAACAATTATTTTTGCATGAATGTTATGGTTATGATGCAAGTCTAAATTTCTTAAAAAAATTTTGTCATGTAAAGGATTCTTCATATTTTATTCCTCCTCTAATGAAATTCATTGATCATAATAACCTTGTAACGTATTTACTAAATTTTCTTTTTTTAGCTCTATATCCTCAATAGAGGGATTACTTGGAGTTCAATTATTTAAAGCTTTTTCATAATCTATTGTAGCCTTATAAGCATCAGATTTAAAGTATTTTGAAGCTTGATTTTGAAAAACATAAGTCAAATGAAGGTTTTGATAAAAACAATCTGCATAAACACCATTTCCAAAACTAATTGAAACAAAATCTTCATTTGGAATCAATTCTTTTAGCTTATAGTTTTCAATTTCTCTTAAATCTATTTTTGTACTTTGTCTTTTTGTTACAATAGTAAAAGAAGGGTCTCAATCTTCTTTTTTAATTAATTTATTTGTTCTTGCATCATAAAGGTAATCTAAAAGATTTTCATAATAAACATTTTCACTATCTTTAGTTTCTTCATAATACAAATCATTTTGTCAGAACAAATCTCCAGAAAGTCTATCAATATTATCCATTTTTTCTTGTCTTGACACATAAAATGCATCTGCACTTTCCCTTTGTGTTACGGTTGATGTTTGGCCCAAACCACCCACATCAGCCATTTCAGCATTTGGGTCTTGTTTTTCTGGAATTACAACTCTTTCTACTCCGTGGTCTAAAGGTAAATGCTCTGGACGTACAAAACGAATATTGTATAAAGCATTAGGAACTAAATTATATTCAGAGTTTTTATCTTTGAAAACTTGATACCTACAATCTCTATCAAAATATAAAAGAGGTTTTGCATTATCTGGCATATAATTTTCTTCATTTGTTAAAGATATACTTCCAAACGGATCCGGCAATGTGCCATCTTTTGTTAATGTAACATACAAATTTACAATATCTTTTTTGTGAATATTTAGTAAATTAATTTTTACTGGTCGTTCTGCAATATTTGATAAATTATTTGGAAAATTGGTTGGACTATCTAATATTTGCGTGCAAGCTTGAGGGTCTACCTTTTCTCCAGAAATAGAGTCAAATCCTGTTGTAGAAGTTGCTTGATAGTAGATTTGCGCATCTCCTTTTAAAACTCTTTCATAAATATTTGTATAAACTGTTCCTGTTTTAAATGGAATTTCATAGTTTCCACTTTTTTCTGGTAATAAAATTTGCAAACCCTGAATTGGGTTAATATCTTTTACAGTATATGCACCTGTTTTTCCTATCGTAATAATTTTTTCACGATTTTTAGAGAAAATTACTTTAAATTGTGTACCAGGTAAAATATCTCTTAAGTCTATTCTAGTAATAGGGCCTTCATAACGAGAAAACCATTTTGGAACTTTAGTTTCACCAATTTCTATTTCCACAGAATACCTTAAAATATCTTCCACCCCTGTTAATTTATGGTTATTATCATAAACCGCATAATTTTTTAACTGAACCGTTTTTACCTTTTGACTCATTGTATTTAAACTTGTGGGAATTGAAATAATTTTATGCTTAACCAAAGTATTATAAGATACATCATCTGCTTCATAAGCAGTTGAATTAAATGTATGAATCATTCTTCCTAAACTGTCTGTTGGAGTCAAAGAATTTTCCATCAATCGCACCAAATAATTTCCTTCTTGAGGCGATCTAAATAGCTTCAACTTTCCATCATTTAACCAATCTAAAACTTTTAATTTAAACAATCTTTCTGATTCAATGTTCTTCCAGCTTAAATCAGTTTCAGTATAATTATATAAAGAACTCACTCTATTTGGAGTTTTTTCTCTTGTTTGATTTCTATAAGGTCTTTCAATTGAATCATAAGAAGTAAAAAGTTCATCATCATCCATTAACATAGAAATTAAACCAGAAATAGGAAAAGTCTTATAGGCCACCATCGCATTTCTCAAAAAGAAAGGATATTTACTTCCTATAGTATCCACTTTAGCTTCAAAAATTTGTGTTTTAAAAGATGAAACTTTTGGATTAAACTTTATTTTTAACTGTTTTTCACCATCAAAAAGATACATATGGTCAAATTTGATTGTTAGTTCTTCCTGTGGAAAACCATTTTCATTATAATAAGTAAAAATCTTTCTTCCAGTATATACATTTGATTCATTAAATTGTTGAATAGCATAAGAATAGGTTGCTCCTTGTTCAACAGTAAAATCTCTTCAAATTAAACCATCTGGCAATTCAGTTGCAAGTGAAAATTTATATACAATTCTCCAATTATTATCTAAATTAATATCTTTTCTTGATATTACAAATTTTCCAGTTGCTCTAGCAGAAGGACTATGAGCTTTAAAATAAAGTGCGGCAACACCATTTTCTTCATCATAATCAACTTCAAGGTCTGCTGGAATATCTAATGGAATTGCTTCTGTTGCAAAAACAGGATAACTAACACTCGCGCATTGGAGATTATTAACAGTTGTTACATGAAATTTTATATAATAATTCTCTCCAGAATTTAAATCAATAGAAGGATACCATTCTTCTCTTGCTTCATTAATATTTGTGTCAAGAGTTCCATTGTGAATAACCTCTTCACTTTTTTCTACCAAAATTTTATTATTATCCTCATCTTTTGTATATAATTCAAAATAACTAGAATAAATACGTTCATTTGTATCATAGAAATATGAAGAAGTATCTTCTGACCCATCTCCCTGAGAATAAACACCAATAAAATAAGGATAGTTTTGATTACCATAATTTTCATCCAATTCAACAGCGGATTCTCCACCACCACCAAAAACAGTTACTTTTGGTTGAGAAGTACATTTTATTACTCCTACAGAAGAAAATCACCCTATTGTAACATCATTCTTTAAAGCAAGTTGAACTTTATAATGAGCACCAATTTCAAAGAAGTCTCCCAAAGTTTTGTTTCCGTCTCCAACAGGTTCAGTTAAATCAAAAACTGCTCAGCTTTCATTTAAATCTATAGTATTTGTTTCTGCTTGAGTAATTACAACATCTTCTTGAATTGTTTTTACTTTTATTACTGCACTAGTATAATCACCTTGCGTTGTTGCAGCATTAAAAGTAAAAGGGACAATTAATTGCCCCTCTCCTTTTTCGTTTTTTATAAAAGCTGGAAGAATACCATCTATAATAGGAGGATATATTGTTATATTTGCCATAGACTATTCCTCCTTTGAAACATCTTCGTCTTTTAAGTTTTCAATAGTATATTCTAAACCTTGAAATACTTGCGCAAGAGTTAAAACGTCATCGCCTCTTACAGCAATTGTTGATAAAGCTTTAATAATGCTTGATAACTGTCGTTTTACTTCATTATTATTCATTTCCTTAATCTCCTTCCTCTCTCTCAACAAAGACTCATACAGAAGTATAATTTGATTCTGTTGCTTCTTTATCAAAAATAAGATTTCCATTTGTATCCTCTTTCAAAGGAATCTTAATTTGTTTAAGTTCTTTGTTGTCTATTATTAACTCATTAATTTCCAATGAGTTTAATCCTGTTACTGCGGAATTATTTCCCGAAAAAGTTATTTTATTTAAACTTGAAATTTGACCATTCTGCGCAAAAGTTAAAGTAGAAAGCCCCGTCGCGGTTGCGTTTCCCACAAAACCCAGCGTGCGCAAGTTAGATATTGAACCCACATTAGTATTAAAATCAAGGGTTCGAATGTTAGATATTGCACCTGCATCAGTATGGAAATTTAATGTGCGCAAATTAGAAATCAAACCTTTTCCTTCGTGGAATTGTAATTTCTCTAAGTTTAAAATTTCATTTTGAGAATCTTCACTACCAGCTTCAGTTCATTTAATTGAACCATCTTCAATTGTAACTCCTTTAATGGTAGCTTTTTCCGCTTTAAAATCTCCCTCTAAAATACAGCTTTTTAATGTTGCACCGACAAGAACTACTTCATCTTCATTTACAGATAATCCTTTTTCAGAATCATTTGTAATAGACGTACTTCCACTCGTAGTTAAATTTTTTAAAATAGTTGTTCCTGTTACTTCAGCAGAACCATCTACTTTTAATCCATCTTTATTTATGCTTGCTGTTTTTTCATTGATGGTTGTTCCTTCATCTGTTTGTATTTGAGTTAAAACTGCAATTTCTTTTGCATATAAAACAGAGTCCACTTCATGAGAATTTATTGTTCCAAGAACTAAATCAATCTCCATGCCTTCTCCATCATATGAATTTTCTGAACTTGGAGCTTTATAATTCATTGATCTTAAAAACAAAGAATCTTGTCCAGCCTGGAATATTGTTGACTGTCCAGAAATTTTATTTTCATTATCTTTTACCAATCCCTTTATTGTAAAATAAGGGTCTTTATTTTGTAAAGCAAAAGTAGAATATCCATTCTGATAACCATAAAAACCATAAACAGATTCTTCTTCTATCTCTTTATTACTATTTACGCTATCTTCTTTTACTAGCTCTCCATCAGAATATCTTTGGATTGAGTTATATCCAGAAAAAACTCCTGAGAACTCTCCGTCTGTTTTTTCGCCAAAAATAGTTGGAACATTTTCTCCACTTCAATCACTTAACAAAGATAAGCCATATTTTTTTTGAATTAATCTTAATGGCATTATATAACAAGGAGTTGAAGTACCTCCACCAAGATAAGCCGCAATATAGAAAGCTCTTTCAATTGGCAAAGATTCAGAATTATGTTGAAGATATCCTCCAACAAAAGAAAAATATTTACTACCATCTTCACTTACATAAGTAGAGTTAGAACTTTTTTTAATATAAAAAACTTTTCAAGTGACTAATGCACTACTATTAGAAACACCTAATTCATATGGATTAGACGTTCCAGACATAAGCGCACCATTTTCATCATAAACAACTAAATCTGCACCACTTAACAAATTATAATTACAATCAATAATATTACCCTTTGTTTTAATTTTGGTAAAATCAAAATTAGTTCTAAAAAAATGTACTGGGAAAGAAGCTGATACTTTCTCTCCATCTGGTCTTTCAAGTTTAAAATTTATTACTTCTGGACAAGTATTTTCTAAATCTCCAGCATATAATCAAGGTGCTGAAGTTCCTTCTTCTGGCCCTCCTGTTTTTTTACCAAGAGGACTAATATAATATAATTCATTGTCATAAAAAATTAAATTTGTTCCTGTATCAGTACTTGTAGTTTGCCCTTCAATTTTTGCATATGCTTTATCATCAGTTATTAATTCATTACTTCCTCCTATTTTAACAATAGGAGCACTTCCACCAACAACAGAAAAATTCATTTCTTTATCATAAATATTCCCCATTTGAACAGTAACATTAGATAAAACTTTATTAATATTAGAAAAACTTGTTTCTTCTGTCGTAAAAAGAGGATTTCCTGAATAACCATATATTCTTACGCCAATTTTTGTAGCATATCTATAATTTACTTCTGGAGCTAGATATCCACCAACTGGTAAAGCTTCTGAATTTTTTAAATTTGTTTCTAAAGCAGCAAGAATTTCTCCTCTCTTAGAGGTTTCATTTCCAGAAACTTTTAAGATATATGTTTCTCCTCAATAGGGGTCAATAATTGTCCTTGATGGAGGTAAAAAACTAAAGAAAAAATTCATCCTTCCTCCACAAACTTGTTCCCCGTTTTCATTTATTAATTTACACTCTACTGAATTTTCAGTTTGTGTTTTTGCATATTCATCTTTAATAGTATATTGAAGATAGACTTTTTTTACTTTTTTTTCCACTACTTCTTGTTTTCAAAAAGTATATTTATCTGAATTGGCATCTTCTTCTCCAAAAACTTTCTCTAATTCTTTTTTCTCTATATCTTTTTCTCAAGATTCTTGAGAAAGAAGAAAATTTAGTTGCGTATCTGATTTAGGAACTTTTCAATAAATCATACTTCCAATAGGAAAATCTACTGACCGTTCTTCTTGTTCTGCCGGATGATATTCTGCATATATTTTTCTAATTCGACTTTTTTCAATTGATGAAAATAATTGATTTGTAGCCTGATCATAAAGATAATACTGTCCTTTTGTTCCATCATCAACACTTAAAGACAAGCCTTCAATTAAGTCTTTTGCTCTCAATCCTTCTCTTTTTGGAACTGTTGCATAAAAAGTTATCTCTTCGCTTTCAACTGTAGAAATGCGACTTGTATCTTCTTCTTGTCCATCTAAAGAAATACCTTGTCCATACTCAATAAAAACTTTATAAGTTGCGCTATTTGTATTAGGTTCTATAGTTGTCTGAAAGGTAAAAGGATCTTCAACATCACCATCTATTGTAAGTCAAGAATTTTCATCCAATAACCCATCTTCTATTGCAGTTCAATAAATAGACGAAAGCTTTTTCCAAAACTTTCCAGTATTACTATCCGCTTCTTCAGAAGCCACTTCTTTTCATTCGTATCAAGAAATTCTTAATTTTGTCAAATGGTCAGTTAATCTATAAGTATTAAAATCTTCCTTAGAGTTTAAAACCATTGGAATAGAAGTTCCACCTTCTTCTGTTTTATTAAAAATATGGACTCAATTTAATCTTATTCTACGGGAAAAGCTTTCATCTATATTTGTTCTAGTGTAATATGGACTATCAGGAGTAGATAAATATATTTTATCAACAACCCCGTCTTCTGCAATAGGAGGAAAACCAAAATCAATTTGAAAATTATTGAATAATATGTTCGCCGCAGGGGTAACATTTTCTTCATATTCAAGTCTTCCATTTTTTGTAACAAAGTCATCATCTTGAAAAACATAAATTCTAATTCCTTCAACAGGTCTTGAAATTTTTGTGTTGTCTGCCCCAAGGGCCTCTCTATTACTACTTATGTCCATCTTAAATTGTTGCGTAACGTATGAACTATAAACATAAGGATTTCCAGAAAAATCTGAATAACCATTTTCTCTATTGGTTTGTTTTTTAAATTTATAAACATCTGAACCAATTTTTAATTCAACTACTATACCATAAGTTCCAGAAGTAACATTATAAAGTCTTGTATTTAATCCAAAAGAAAAAGCAAAAATATCGTAATCAATAGGTCTTTTAAAAATTACAAAATCATTTTCATTTCCTAAAATATATTTTTTTCTATCTCCTCAATTCGCAACAAGAGATGGAGCAATCTCTTTTTTTACGTTACTATCAATTATATTTTCATTATCAAAAATATTTCCTGTTGCATCAATAAAAGAGTCAAAAATATTTATATAATAATTATCCATATTTAAACTAGGGTCAGCGTAAATCCCAGTAATAGTTTTTACATTGTCATAATCATTATTAGGAATTTGAACATAAACTTGTTGCCCTTCTTTATATTCGCCTTTTTTTGCTCTTGCTGTATATGAAATTGAGCCATTATTGACAGTGTATTCTTCTGTGTTTTTGTCAGCTTTTTCAATTAAACAAATTTCTGTTTTGTCAAAAGCTAAGCCTTCAAGTTTTTTTGAAACGATAATATCTATTGCTTGATTAATATTTTCATTTATACGTTCTGCCATAAGGGACTCTGCGCCTTGTTTAGATATATTATCATCGTAGATAATTCCACTTGCCATCACACTGCCTCCTTTTTCTCTTTTTCAAAAATATTATATCAAATTATTTTAAAATGACCAAAAAAGAAAAGCCAGTTTTAACTGGCTTTTACTTTCTATTAGCGTATTGACTTGCGGAAAGAATTAAATTATTTAACGCTAATTCAATCTCTCTATGGTTCACCACATTAGGGAATGTAGCATTTATTTGCACATTTTGGTCAAGTTCTCCTGAAGGGACTAAACTTAAAAGTGCTGTTAACCCAGACGTTGAAACATCTGAAATCATACTTGGCGCAGAAACTAATTGAGAAGAAATTTCAGATAAATCTAATTGTGAATATGGCATATCTTTCATTTCTTCAAGTTCCTGCTCAAAAGAAGGAACCATAGTTGAAAAATCAAATGGATTACTTGAAGAAGAAATATCATTAATTTTTGAAAGTGCATTGAAATAATTATTTAAACTATTTACCAAGGCATCTGTTGTGGCGGTCATTGCCGTCATTTGGCCATTTCACTTATCTCCAAAAGCCTTTAATGAATCTGCGGCATCTCCAAGAACCTTTTCTCCATTAGTTAAAGTTTCATCTAATTTTTGCATTTCTTCATTAGCCATTTCTTGGTTTTCAGAAACTCCAATACTTGTATCATCTATAACAGACTCTAATGAAGAGTTTGCGGCTTGTAAAACAGCATCTTGATTTTGAACATAAGTTTGTCCATTATCATAAATTTGAGACAATGCTTTATTAGTTCCGCTGTTCATTAAATTAATTCAATCTTCAGTATCTTCAGTACCAAGTAATTGGCCCAATATGGTTTTTCCAAAAGTAGTTTTAAAGTCTGGTTCTAACGCAACAGTCTTTTGAAGACCTTCTTCTAATTCTTTTCACCAATTATTTTGTAAATGACTAAACATGCCATCAGCATTGTCCATTTCACCAGCAAGATAATCAAAAAGGTCTGTAAAGTCTTGTTGAATATTTCCCAGTTCTCTATTGAAAGCCTCTGTTCCAATTCCAAATTTTTCTGCTGCTTCAACCGCTCTGTCGATAAAATCTTCCATAGAAGAAATCATCTTTTCTTGCAGTTCATCTTGTTGTTCTGTTGTATATTGCATTAAATTATATCATTTTTCTTGATAATTTTCTTCTGCTGATTCAATAGCATCAGAATCTGCGGTATAAACATAACTCATATTACCTTCATTATCTCTAACCATGCGGACAACAGATTTTGCGTTACGCGCAGACTCCAGCGCCATTTGAGCCTCAATTAACTCTAGCTCTTTTTGATAATATCCAACAGTAGCTTCTGAAATTTGTGCTCCTTCTGCTAAAGAGCCATTTATTTTTCCTAAAAGACCATTTAATTTACTAGATACAACTAACGAGGAGTTATCTCCCAAGTCTTTATTTATTTGAGTCACAAGTTTATTTAGATTATAATATTTTTCATAATCATCTAAATACCAATCTGACATTTCTTTTTGTCTGTCATACATATCTTTAAAGTAAGAAATGTCATTTAGACCAGTCATATTTTTTGCAAACTCTTTAGAAATTCTTTCCATTGAAGCTTCTCATTGTTTTTCAAGAGCATCTAATGCATTTGATGTGGCTTCAAGCATGTCTTGGTGGGCTTGAATAACAGCTTCTTCAGCCTCTTTAACACTATCTTTTAAAGCGTCAATTGCAACTTGATTATCCTTATCTTGCGCATCTTTATAAAGAGCATTTAATCTTTCAAAGTTTTGTTGAGCTTGCTCATATTTTCTTTGTTGACCTTCAATCGCTTTTAGGTTATTTTGACGTTCAGCAGCATTAATTTCATCATTTAAAGCTTTTGTTGAACCAATAATATCTTCATCCAATAAACCAATTATATCTCTATATTTCTCTAAACTGTCGTTTAAAGAGGTAATTCTATCAATAGAGTCGGAAACTTCTTCATTTCAGTCAGAGAAAGCTGTTGTTACTTCTTCAACAGCAGTTTTTGCTAATTCTCTTTCTGCTTGCTGAGTTTCCATTAGCTTATCTTTATAGTCTTCAATTTGCTTAATTTGCTGAGTAGTTAAACCTAATTCTTTAAATTGTTCTTTTGTTAAATCTTGATTTATTATTTTTTCTAAAAGACCTGCTTCACCAACTTGGTCAAGGATTGCGTTTATACCTTCTCCATAAGTTTGAGCATCTTGAACATATGTTTCCATTTGTTTAGATAAATTGGCAATTTTATCAGCTGTTTTATCAATGCTGTCTCCCATGTTATCAGCTAATCATTCAAGATATTTTCTATCTCTATCTGAAATAGCTACATTATATTCAACAGAAACTGTAATTTTTTCAAGATTAAGTTCAGCAGCTTTATCTAACAATTCTTGATATGATAATTTAGTATCTTGTAAAAGCTCGTTTGTCTTTTCATATTGCTCAAGAACCTTTTTAAATTGCTCATAGGCTTTATCTGCTGCTTCATCGTCCCCAGCCGCAGAGTTGACTAAATCTATTTGACGTCTATAAATCTCTTCATAATTTATTATATTACCGTTTTCGTCAAACTGCGCACCATATGCGGCAATTGCAGCTTTATCTGACAAATAGTCTTGTGAAATTGCATCAAGATATTGTTTTTGTAAACCTATTTGTTGTTGAAGGTTTTCAATCTCTTGATCCATTATTTCAATTTCATCAGTACCATAAGCTTTTTCACGAGCATTTTCTAATTCATCATATTTCTTATTGACTGCATCTATTGTTTTTAAAAGATAGTGGTAACGTTCAATTTCGTCTTCGTAGGCTTTTTGCTCACGTTCTTTTCCGCCGGAGCCAGAGCCTCCTCCTCCTCCTCCACCGGAGCCAGTGCCTCCGCCACCAAGACCACCTGGAGCAGATGGGTCAGTAAAAGAAATTTTATCACCATAGTTGTCTGCTAAATATTTAGCATAATCATCTGACATCGAACCGTCTTTAAAGAGATTATTCATTCAATATTTCTCAGATGCTTTTTCGTTAACAACCATACCATATTGTTTTGCTAAAGCGTTAGTTGCTGTTTGACGATCTTGCGAAGACATCCCTGCCATTGAGTTTAATTTTGCAACTTCGTTATTAAAAGCTGTTGTATTTGTTGCAGCTTGTGCATCATTTGTATCTTTAGAAATATATTTACTTTGTCCACCAGCCTTACTTTTAGCATATTCTTTAGCAGACCCTTTTGGAACAGGGTGATATACAGTTGCAGAAGCTTCATATTCACCGCTAAAAATTTCTTTTCCACCAACTTTAAGAGAAAATTTATTACTTGCAGGCATTGTTTCTTCTATTAAATCAAAATCACCTGCATCTAAATTTAAAGAGCCTAAAATAGCATTTGCTTGCTCAATAGTGCTTGCTGAACTAGAAACAATGGCATTTAATCTATTATAAAATTGTGGATCAACTGTAACTTCAGAACCAATCTTTATTCCTTTATCTAATTCAGCCTGAATATCCTCTTGTAAAGTGGTAAATTCACCAATAAGAGCTTGTCGATCTTCATCTGAAATTCCCTCAACATTACTTCCAGCTACCTTATCAAATGCTAATCGACCTGCTGCATTGTGTAATTCTTTTATTGCATCTAAATCACCATTTGCTGCAGCTTTTGCAGTTTCTCTATTTCGATCTATATAATCAGCAAATTCTTTATCTATGTCGATACCGGCATTTGCAAAATCATCAGACAAACCAGTAACTTTTAATAAACAATCTGATAAACTTTGAAGTGCTTTAGCTCCAGAAGAACCGCCTTTTTCTATTTTTTTAAATCAAGACTCTGCATTTTGAGACAATTCTTCAAAAGCCTCTGACGCAACGGCAGTATCTAAAGCTAGAACCTCTAAAGCTTCATCTGAATAACCTGTATATTCTTCTAACTGTTTTAAATTTTCTACTTCATTTTGTATCTGTTCATTAAAAATATCTAAGGCTTTTTGTGCCTCTGGATCTTTACCATTTAAATTCAACGTTTCTTCTGCTTGAATACGAGTACCTGAAACTCAATCTTTAGATGATTCAAATGTATTTTCTTTATTTACATTCGAAAAGGTATCTGAAACTATTTTTTCTTCATTCCCTTTTTTCATTAATAGTGTTGGAGCAAGCGCAGTTATCTCATCCGCAAGAACATTAGCAATTTCACTAGCAAAATCTACTATATTATCTTTATTAATTTCTTTATCACCATATCGAATATAGCCAGTAGTAGAATCTTTTGTAAAAATAGCAGAACCATTTTCTGCCAATGTTCCCATAACGTCTAATAAAGATGAACTAATATTAGAATCTTTTAATTGATTAATTCTACCCTCTTGAGATGCATTTAAATAATCTTGTAAAGAATGTTCTATTGTTATCTCTTGTGAATATCCTTGTTCTCCTACCCAATTGGTAGTTGTAGATTTTTCAGCCCCAAATAAACTTCAATCTGTTGCTTGTTTAAATTGTTCATTAAGTTGTTTTCCTAATTTAACTTGTTCCTCATCAGACATTTGAGAAATGTCATACCCATATTTTTGAGCATATTTTTGTGCCATCTGTTGATAATGTATATCAGACCCTGGTTTAGCAATTATTTCTTCAATAGTACCTAAATGGTTTAACAACCCCACTGCATCATCACTATTTAAAAGAGCTTGTCCAAGAGCAGTATTACTAAGACCCAATTCATTTAAAGCTGTTATAATATCTTCTTTTGAGTTTAATCCTTCAAGTCTTTCTGCAACACCCTCAAGAGTTCTTACCTGTGTTTGATTGGCATTTGTATCTGCAAGCTGTTTAATGGCATCTGATACCATATCTTTACTTTCTGAAGCACTTATTCCTGTATCCTTTTCAACTTCTAACAGAACTCTTTGCTCTTTTGCTTCTTCTCTACCTATATTAAGTTGAATATTTTGTAATTGAATACTTTCTAATTTTTCATTTAAATTTTTTTCAATTTCTTTTTCATCAAAAGTTAATAATCCATGCATATCAACAGAAAGTTTACTTGAAGATAAACCCATTTCTTCAAACATTTTTTGAGTCTCAATATTTGTCTGAAGAACTGTTTGCATATATTCCGAAGATGACGGATTTCAATTATCTAGTTTTTTCTTTGCTGCATCAATATTATTAAAAATTTCAGGTAATTGCTCTATTGAAGAAGATGTTTTTTCAAATTTTTCTCTTACACCATCAATTGCACTACCATAACCTTCTAAAATTTTTGTGCTTTCTTCTAATCTTCCGTCTACAGTTGCAGCATATCAAGCATCATAAGCCGCTTTTAAACCTTCAATTGCAAGTGTCATTGCTGCCATGACTGCCATAGAAGTTAATTGAGCACTAATTCCAGATAGAACAGATGCTCCAAAATCTTTTATTTTACCAGTAACAGTTTTACTAACTTTTCCTAAATTTTCTTTTGCTTTTCCTAAATTCTTATCTGCCTCTTCAGCTTCTTGTGTTGCTGTGGTTGCAGCTTGTTGCGCTCTTGTCTGCTCTTTTTGTGCTTTAGTACGCTCTTCTTCTGCTTTACGTAATTTCTCGTCTGCATTTTCTAATTCTTCTACATGTTTAAGATAAGCAACATCGTCCTCAGTAGGAGTTTCTTTATTTAATAAAGTATCAAGCTCTTGCTCCGCTTTATCTGCTTCCGACTTAGTTTTTTCTACGTTTCGTTGAGCATTATTTAATCTTTCCTCTGCTTTTGTCTTATTTTCATTTTTTTCATTATAGTCTTTTTGTGCATTTTCAACTTCTTTTTTTGCATCTGTAAAAGGCTTTCTTCTTTTTTCTCATTCTGATGCACCTGCTATAAAACCTTTTCCTAATATTCCATTTGGACCCATTAAAGTACCCAATGAAAAAAGAATCCTAGTAATTCTTTCTCATGGTTCTAAATCCTTACTAGTAAGGGCGGCAAAAGCGCCTCTAATACCATTAATTTGCATTGCCATGGAAGATGCGTTTCTAGCAAAATTAGAAACCTTTTGACCAAAAGTATCTACATTATCACCAAATGTCTTTATAGCAGCATTTCCAGAAACCTTTTCTATTTCTGCTGCAGCTACTGCTTGCGCTTGTTTTGTATTCTGACTAACTTCATTTTGTAGCTGTTCAATAGCTTTCTTTGTTTTTCCTGTTAATGCTTCAACTGGAATACCCTCTATTAAGTTGGCAAGCCCATTTTTTAAGGAACCTCCATCTTGCTCACCAAAAGTTTCAATTATATAATTATTAAGCTCTTCGAGTTTACCTCTCATTTCTTCTGGGCCTTTAGCACTTGCCATTTCTCCCCAGATTTTTCTGAAATCTTCTGTAACTCGAATATCATCTTTTGTAGTTTCTTGAATTCCTAAAAGAGTCTGTTGAACTTCTTTTAAATTATCTGCAGATACCCCACTAACCATGCTATCCACGGAATTTATAAAAGCGTTCATTGTATTATTTTGTTTTAAGAAAGTTTTTGCCTCTCTTAAAGATGCTGCGTTAATATCAACATCTAAAAAGCTAGCGTCCAGTGACTCTCTAACTTGTTTATTTGTTAAAGCTTTTTCTAAAGCGGATACTTGAATTCCAGTAGTGACTTTTCCAGATCCTTGTCGCTCTGTTTCTTGTAAAGCTTTTGATTCTACAATAACAAGATCTTGTGCAGCTTCAACCTGTTTGTATATATTATTTGCAATTTCTTGGTTTTCTTGTGATAAATTTTTACTTAATGCAAGTATTTTTGACTTCAACTCTAATTCAGAATTTAATGCATTTGTAGCATAGTTGGAAGTCATTTTATCCAAAACTTCATTTCCAGTATTTCCGACGAAGTCTTTAAAGGCTCCTAGATATTCTTGTTTTAATTTATCTATATTTTCTGGATGATATAAATTACTTAAAGAAATAACAAATCTATCTACCTTATTTGCTATTTGACCATTAAATAAAGTAAAGGCAATAGCTGAAACGGCAGATAAAACTCCTTTAACGCCACCAAGGCCTTTTATAACTTGGTCTATCGTTTTTAAGAATCCTGCAAATAAATCATTTAAACTAATAAAAAATTTATCATCTATTATATCTTGATAAATAGATTGCGCTGCAGCTTTAACTCTTTTGCTAGAAGCTTCCCAAGAACGTTCATAAATTTCTTGTTGACGTTGTAAAGTTCCTTCAGCCCCTTGCGCAACTGTTAAATTCTCTTGGAATTTTCCCCAGTTATCCATTAATGCAACTAAAGTAGTATATTGACGAACACCACCAACAGTCTGTGCTAATGCAACCTGTTGAGCTTTAGATAATGTTTCTCACTTAGAGCCTAAGTCGCTTAAGATATCATCCATATCTCTTAATTGACCGCTTGCATCAAGAGCATTAACCCCTACATCTGCTAAAGCTTGAGAATATTTGTTTAGCGTAACGCCATCTTCAGTTTCTCCATCAAGTTTTAAACCTTGCATACGAGAGAACAGAGTTCTTAAACCATTACCAACAGTAGATTCAGATTGTCTTGTTTGCGCTACAATAGTAGCTAAAGCTGTAGCCGCATAATCATAACTTAAACCTACGGTATTGGCAACTGCTGCGAATTGTTGCAAACCATTCGCAATTTCTTGTGAGCTTGATGCTGTAGCTGCACCAAGCGCAGTAATTTTATCAGCAAATTCTTCAATTGACTGAGAACCATCATAGAAGTTATTCCAAATCGCTGTCATGTAAGAAGAAACTTCTTCTGCACTTTCTCCAGTTACGTTTGACATCTTCATTGTGGTTTCTGTTCTCGCAGCAACTTCTTGATCACTCAAACCTTGTTGATAATAAATTAAAGCCGCATCAGTATATCCAGTCGTAGTAACTGATAATCTTTGAGCAGCTTTATTTGCCTGAGCGGCAAACTCAGCCATTTTATCTGTTGACGCACCGGTAACAATTGCTATATTATTTAATGATTTATTTAAATCTTGTGCATAATTAAGAGCGTTTTGTATAGAACCAACAAAAGTATTTAAAGCTCTTGTTGCAACCATATATCTTGCACTGTTCGCAAAAGTGGTCATGAATTTTCGAATTCCATCCCCCACTCTAAGAACTGGTGCTTCCGCACTTGCCACCGCTTTAGCTAAATCTGCAAAAGCAGTAGTCCCAGCTGGCCCAAGAGACTGAAAAGTTGCTTTTAAAGTATTAATATCTAAATTAGATTTTTGTAAACTAGCTTGAAATTGTCCTAAATCAAGTTTTCCTGTTTTTGCATTAAACGCACCATTTAAAGCATTTTTTAATTGTGTTATTTGTACGTTTGCTTCACCAAGAGATTTTGGATCTAGTCCAGGAATTAATGACCCATCTTGAAATTTTACTTGGGTTAAAGCTGACAAATCTTTTTGTAATTGTTGAATTTGCGATCTCGCCTGATTAACATCAGCTTGTACGCCCAACTGAATATTAATTCTTTGTGCCATTTATAATTTTCTCCTTTCTCTCAGATATAACAAAAAGGCTTTTCTCCAGAAAAGAGAAAAGCCTTTCGTTTTTCCTATTCTTATTATAGTTTAAAAAACAGGGAATAAGATTAACCCATTTTGTTCAAGACTTCCTTTAAGAAAGCAAGTTGTTCTGGGTCTTTTACATCGTTGACCATTTTTTGAATATCAAAATCTAAATCGTCAACACCTTTTTGCATATTTTCAACAGTACCATAAACAGAATTTAAATAACTATAAACAGACTCAACAGTTTCCATTAAATCCTCATAGAGAATATCTACTTCTTCTAAAATTTCGTTTAATACAGCTTGTAAGAGTCCAGTTGCCCTAACTTCATCATAAAGTTTAGTTGGGTTCGCTTTATCCTCTTCTGAAAATTCAATGTTTGTAAAATTATAAAGAATATGCAAACCAAATAACATTTTTAATGTTAATGGATTGTAATAATGTTGTTCTGTCATAGATTCATTTAATACTGTTTCAATTAAATTTATTTCATCTTCTATTGGAATATATTTTTTAATTTCAATAGTATTATCATTAAACTCAATTGTAATAGGTTTTGTTTCGATGTTTGTTTTTAAGTTTGAATAATTCATATTTAAAAACCTCCTATTTTTATTATACCAAAATTTTTTATTTTAAAAACATTTCTGGTTTTAATTGTACCTTATAAGAAATTGATTTCAAATAATTTATTAAATTAGTAATACGTTTATTTGCCGATAAATAGCTCGGATCGTCTTCAGGTCCAACTCAAGTATTTGCAACAGAAAAACTTAAATCACTTGAAGAAACAGGAAGTCCAGAAATTTCTAATAAAGAAATATTATTCTCTACTTGACTAAGAATATCTCCAACATAAAAAAATTGAAACTCATTTCCTGAATTGCTATTATCTCGAATAACAAAAAAATCTGCTACTTCTGATTTCTTTCCACCTTCAATATGAATTCCACCAATTAAAGCTCTTAAAAAAATGGTTAATTTAAGAGCATTCTGCATAGCAACTATATCTCCTCCACCAGGAGAAATCGGGTCATCTCTTACATTAGCAAGCACATTTAGCATATGATTAACAAACAATCCATAATCTTGAATTAACATTAAAATATTAGATCCAGAACGAATACCAACATTAAAACCACTATGTAAATTAACATTTTTTATAGATAAATTATATTTTTGATTATCTATATCAGAATAAAAAGACATATCTACAAGGTCTTTTGTTGCTATTGCAGAGAATTCGTCTTCTCTTACAATTTTTGTATTTCCATCTGCTCGTTGTCTATTTACAGTTTCCTCATTTAGTAAAATATTTGTAGAAAAGTTAGAAGATTTTAAAACATTTTTTGTTGTAGATTGATTAATAACTTTTTCTTTTAAACCTTGAACAAAACTGTCTATAAGTTGATCAGTTACTTCATCAGCTTTATGAGCCTCTGCTCACACCATTAAATAAACAATCATTTCTCCTAAATAGCCTGTTATTACATTTGACCTTTCATCTTTTAAAAGTTTTATTGATTTATTTATAACTCTAATAATGTCTTCAGTTTCTTTCGCTGAAACAAGTTTATTTGTTCCACCAGCAGTCTCAATTAAACTTTGTTTTTCTGCTTCTAATCTTTGAACATTTTGTATAAACTCATTTTTCTTACTTTGAGACATATAAGAAGCAAAGCCATTAGAAGCTATTAAATTCATAATAGAAATTAAATTATTAACTTTTCTAATAATAACAGAAACTCTTCTTTTTGAGCTGTCCTGAACTTTTCTATATTTTGCTAAATTCATTGTATAAGTATCTTCTAAATTACTAGCTTTTAAACTTTCTCTAAAAGAACTAAACCCACCTTGCGTCATGCCAGATCCTACTAATCTATCAAAATCTATAGCAGAACTTCCAATTGCTCTTTGAAGAATTTCTTCAATTTTATCTAAAGAAAGTCCGCCTTCTTCTTCAATTTGAACTGAAGAATTTTCTCTTCGTCTAAAATAAGAGTTTACGGTACGTTCTAATTTATCTAAAACACCTTGAGATACCCTTCCTCTAATTCTATTTACTTCTTGTCGAAGAAGCATCCTCTGTGCTGCAGCTATAACAGTTGGACTTACCGGATTTTTTGCTTGTTGAACTTTATTTAATCCTCATCTTTGATAATTCCAATAATTTGAGTGAATATAATCTCCAATTTGATTATGTGCCATAGGCACCTCCTTTCACCTAAAAAAAATAAGAGGAAAGCTATAAAATAACTTTCCTCTTTAAATTAAAAACTAGTCTGCATCACTGTGTGGACTTGCAGAAATAGTAGCATCTCTATGTAAACCAATACTTTCTGCAGTATCAAAAATTTGTAAAGCAGCTAAGACTTTTTTATCTTTATCAAATCTTGTGAAATCTGGGAATGCGTCCATTGTAAATGTAAAGGTACTTGGATCTCCAGAACTTGCCATTGTGAATGTAAAGTTAGACTGAATTTTACAGTTAGGAATAATAAATTCAGCAGGGTGATCGATACCATTTGTATCACGGAATAAAGTAGAAGCTTCTAAGTAGTAGTTTCCACCAAATTTATCTGGAGTGATATTAATCTGTTTTCCTCCAGAAGTACGTGCTACATAATAATCCACAACGATTGTATCTGCAGTTGACATAATGTCTACGATGCTTTCTGGAGTATAGTTTGAATCACCAGATTTAACATAACATTCATGTGCCTCAATAGTTATTGCATATTTTCCTTTATAAGGACCTTCTGTCATTGGAGTATGAGAATCATAATTATATTCTCCATTTTCATCTGCTTTCTGGTTATGGACAGGAATAAATGGCTCACTAGCAATTTCACCGTCTTTATATAACATTACATAAGCAAAATTATCTCTCTTATCTGTTGGTAAGAAAGGATTTTGAGAAACGTATACAGTCATAGTAGAACTACCTTCAGAACCTTCCTCTGCCGCTTTAGGTGGAATAAATTCATCGGTTGTTTCAATTACATGCTGATAAATCACTTCATCTTTACTTGCGTCAACTAAGCCAGCACCTGTTAAAACCATGAAACTTTCCGGAGAGATTAAAGCATCTTCCATTGTGAAAGTTACGGTACGTTCACCTTCCCAAGCTACCAAACGAGAGTTACCAACTCCACCAGTAGCATAAACAGTTGTTGCAGCTCCTTCTAAACTAGAAGTTTTTAAAGTATCAAAGAAAAGAACTGGTTCATTTTTAAAGAAAGTTCTATTACCTACTTTTTGAGTACCTTTGGCGCGTAATACAACTTCGCAAATCTCACGAACACCATATTTCATAAGTTTTCCTCCTTCTATTAATGAATATTTTTCATTCAGTTCTCAGGTTGAGAATCTGGTTTGCCCCCTGCTAAACGAACACGCACATCTAAGTCTGATGCGTATCAAAGCTGATATCGTTCAACAAGGTCATTTATTTGAAAGATTGTTAATTTCATAAGCTCCCCAAGAGGCATGTGTAAGGCAACAGCCATAGAAGAAAGATATGTGCTAAAAAGGCTTCCTTCTCCACCGTTTTCAGCTCTTTTCTGCGCAGCGACTCGCTCTCTTCCCCTTTTTAGCTTTGCCGCAATTTTGGCAGCCTCTTCATTTGAGGGGTTAAAATCATCTGCACCAGCCAAATCAAGTCTAAAAATTTTTCTTATTATATCTTGAAGAACTTCAAAATTTCCTTCATCTATCATGATATTTTCGGCATCTTGTTTTAATAATAATGCCCTTGGAGTAAAAATTATTTGAGTACATTTAGGAAAAATTAAATATAAAAAAGTTTCAACTTGTTCTTTAATCTCTTTTTGTTGTAGCACATCTAAAAACAATGAAAAGTTATCTATTTGACCCAAAGCCTCTTTTGGAATCTCTGGATTTGACAACAACATATTTTTATTAATTAAAAAACATTGCGCACCAGATAAAAAACGTTTTTCTCCAACAAAACCAATCTCCATTAATGTTGGTTGATGTATTGCAGCAGAAATTTCTGGCACTGGTATATCTGCTCCAGAAAAAAGAGTAAAAATATCTAATTCCATTTATTTAGAATTATTAAACAGTTCATTAAAATCTTCAATAAAAGACTCTTCTTTTTCAGGGTTTGGCGCAATTTTTTTATCTTCTCCGCCATGATAAACATAATACATTAATGTTAATCCTGCAAACTCATCACTTAAAACAAGTTGATTGCACCCTAAAAATTCTGTTCTTCCAATTCCAGTTAGCTTAATTTCAGCCAACATAGAATCTATCTCTGCTGCAATTCTATATGGTCTTAAATCAAAGTCTTCTAAAGGTCATTGATCAAAATGACAAATAATATCAAAGGTAATAACATTGTCTCTAAATTGAGGATTTTCTCCATTAGTAACAAAATTATCCATTCCAATAATAACATAAGTTAAAACTTCTTTATCTATATATATCTTAGGTACAATTTTTATATTTTTATTTATTAATTTTAAAGATTCTTCTTCAGAAAGAGGCTCTCTTTTAAGCGCATCTTTTGAAGTATAATATAAAAGCTTCTTTAAATTTTTATTCTTTAACATTCAGTCAACAATAATTGACAAATCTTTATTAACTGAAAAAAAACTTGATTTTGGAACTTTATAATTTTCAATCTTCATAAAGTTTAACTCCTTTTACTCTTAAAATAAAGACTCTACAACAATTGTCTTCTCTGCATGGTCTCCGAATCTTATTACAAATTGACCACTATAAGATAAAGGTCATTTTAAAGTTATGGTTCTTCCTTTTATAGTGTAATCAATAGGTGCTCTTGAATCAACAACTCAAGGGCCAACAGATTCTCCTCCAGTATATTTATAAGTATATGTCATTTTAGGTCTGATAAAAGTTTCTCCCTGAATAAACTCTGTTTTTCCCTCATTCGGGTCAACAGGTTGAACAATTAATCCACCCGCAATTTCATCTGTATCTTCTGTCTCATTAGCAAAATATTCAACAGCATTAATAGATAAAACTCCTGGCATACTAATTGTATCAGTAGCTTCAACTCTTCAGCAAGTATTTTTATCTCCCATATCTATATTTCCTAGATAAAACTTTGAATATCTTCTAAAGAATTTTAAAGTATCCTCTGTTTTTGTCATATAAATAAAAAGAGAGTGATTTGGAGTGTCTACACTCACGCCTCCCTTTTGAAGATAATTGATTTTAGTCTCTACTGGACCGCGCACAGCGCAGTAAATTTTATGTTCTTGGTGGTTTTCATCCAACCATTTTATATAATAATTACATCGTCTAACTTCTCCTCTAAAGTAGGCGAGTTCTGTTAATTCTCTTAAAAGAATTAATCATCTAGTTCCCGTATTTACTCAATCAAAAACATCACCTGGTTTATAATCATATTCAAATCCAACAGAAAGAATTTTTTCATCATAATCAGGTTTATTTTTGTTTGAGTTCATTAATGCAGGAGCTTTGGTTAAATCTTCGCTTTCTGTTTTCGTAATTTCTGCAGCTTGATAAGAATATTTTACAGCTCTATCAAACGTTCACCTTTTATCTTTTATCATGCGGTCTTGCTGTTTGGCCCCGCCTTGCCAATTCAAACGTGCGCTCATTAAATTTATTGCTTGAAATTGAGAACTACTTTTCGACATTATTTAACAATTCTCCTAGTAATGAAATAGCCTCAAAAACAGTTTTTCTATAATATAAAAATTGAACATCTTTATGTAGTAACCCTTCAAGTTTAGATAATAATATTAAATATTTATCTCCATTATTTAAAATTTCATTTAATCCTACAATTTCTATAATTACAGTTGTTAATTGGCTTTTTCAATCTTCTCCATTTTCTCTCATAGGAATTAATTTCCACAACTGGTTTGTTAGCCTTTTCTTATCAGACTCTAAAGTCTCTTTACTAATATCTATTGGATACTTAATCAAAAACACTAACCCTTAAAACGTCCCAGTTTGGTTCAATTTTACCCTCATCATCTAATCGTCTTCTCTTATAAAGACGTTGCATATGATGAGATTCTCTATGACATTCAGACAATAAATTTAAAAGTTTTGCAAGATGGTTTGCCTGGGAAGTCATTTTAAAATCGCTTCCACTAAACTTCATTCGTGTATTTTCAATTGAAGTTACTTGCCTTTGTAGCCATCCTATTTTCATTAAAAGCGCAAGAATATTAATTTCTTCTTTTGTTAAATCAGCAACAAAAGCAGAACGTTCTACATATACCAAAGGAATTTGATTTCCTTCATCATCATATTGGACACCAACACCATTTTCAATCTCCAATCCATTTTCATCAAGCTCATGCCACACAAGCCCAATGACAAAGTCTTGGCCATCTACGACCTCACTTTCAGGTACAATAACTGTGCTGATTTCATAATCGTCTATAATCTTACGAGGAAATTCAAACCCAGGTAAAGCATTGATAAGAAGGGATCGCAAATCTTTTAAAGTGTCTTCTGGTGTTAGTTCTAAATATAAATCATCTGTAATTTTACTCAAGAAAGCGTTATATACTTCAGTAAAGGATGTTCCCATCGGCAAACCTCCTTTTTATTCTTCTTCTGTTTTCTTTACAACCTTATTGTATCTACGAGTTGTTTTTGTTTCTGTTGTTGCAGTTCTTCTTTGAGGAGCAGCTTTCTCTGCAACAGGTTCATCATCTTTATTATTTTCAATTGCTCTATCAACATCAAAACCAAGCTGATTTTTTAATGCTTGTCTTTTATTATAATCATTTAAAGGCATTGCAACAGCAAGTTCTTTAGCAATATCTTTAGCTCCTTCTGGCGCAAAGTCTAAAAAATCTTGCCATTCTTCAAGAGAACCATTCTCCATTAATTCTCTAATTCCTTTTTCGTCTAAAGCATATTCTGGTTCTATTTGCATATTTTGATCTTCTGATAAAGTTTGTAAAGCTTCTTCATCTTTAATAACAAGATACTCTGCAATTAATTTTAATCCGCCAGGTTGCCAAGATAATGCTTCAATCTCTGAATACGGAATTTTTTTAGTTTCTCCAATGGTAAACTGTCTTCTAGTGTTGGTTCCATCAATTGAATAAACAAGCGCACCGGCGCTACGGTTAGTTACCGAAACAATTCTATCTTTTTCCATTTTTAATATCTCCTTTTTCTCTTAAAAAATAAGGAAGGAGAAGAAAAACCCCTTCCTTTTTAAAAACTACGCATTTACAGTGTTAGTTACTGTATCTTTTAAGTTCCACTTAGTAGCGTCTGTAGTTAATGAAGTATCTCTATAAACAGAGATTGCATTACTCATCATGCAAACTACTCCGACCTTTTTATAAACATGGATGTCATGGCTCCAGTCAGAATTAGTGTCTACATCATCTTTTACTAAAGTTCCACCTTCAAATGCAACTTTAATAGGTTTTGTATCTGCACCAGTTGGAATAATCCAGCAGTAAGATGGGTCAACAGCTTTAGTAGTCATTGTTTCATCTGTAAATCCTTGCGGTAAGATTACAACATTATGACCTTTATATCCAGCTAAACGTCCTGTACGATACAGCTCATCTTTCATTGCTTCTGTGTATCTCCAAGCGTCCTGTGGTACTAATTTTAACGCAAACTCATAAGTACAATAGATAGTAGGTACTCCATAAGCTTCAGCTTTAATTAATAACTGATCAAATGCATTTTCATCAAAACCAGCAGATGAAACTCTATTAGCAGCTGGTAACTGGTTAATAGAAGCATTTAAAGCAGCACCCATTTCTTTGAAGATTAATTCATCAATACCTTCCATGACAATCTGAGTTAATTCAGCAAAATCAACTCTGCCATCTAAGTATTCTTCAAATCCAATCTGTGCAGCTGCACCAACAGCAGAAGTACGAACTTCAAAGCTTTCAGTGTTTTTACCAAGTTTAAATACTTCATAAATACCTGCTAAACCTACACGAGTAACGAACTGTTTAGCACGTGCACGGCTTAAGTTATTTAATTTTCTACGGAAGATTGGACGATCGCCCTGAGCGAATGTGCGCACTTCAGCAAAATCTGCATATTTAGCAGAAACTGTTTTTGGAAGAACTTCATCAATTGTCTCTTCAATTAAAGAGAATACCAAGTTTTTATTTTCTCTATATAACTGAGGAGTTCCCACATATTCATTTAATTCGTCACGAAGAGTGTCACTTAATTCCTCATAACTAAAAGTGTCATTACCATAGTTATAAGCAACAGGAGCGGAGCGGTCTGCATTCGCAACAATTTTCATTAATTTTCCTAATTCTTTTACTTCTAGCATCTCTCTTCTCTCCTTTCTCTACGCAATTCTCTGTAATTTTACACCTTTTTGCATATCTGGCATTGTGTAAACTTTAACAACTTTCCATTGCATACCAGTTGGGTTTTCTCCAGCTTTTACTAAAACACCATCTGCATCACGTGGAACTAAAACATCATTAACAGCTAATGTTGCTTCATCAATAGTATTAGTTGTATAAATATCACCAACATTAGTTTTTAATACTCTTGGAACCATTGTAGTGCCTTCAGGCATTGGCTGACCATCTCTACCTGGGATAGCAGTTTTAAATGGATCTTCAGTATAGTCGATTACGTAAGGATCATCTCCTCTTGTAACTTTTTCAATGTCTTCACCAGCAGCATCTTTTCCACCGTAGTAACGAGTTTGGAAAGTTTTAATTTCTCCATTTGTTGGACTATATAAACGAGCTACATAGTCATCTTTCTTCATAGCGAAATCAGCATCACTTTCAAAATCATGATAAACTTTTACTTCATTAAATACAAGCATCCATTCGCCTGCTCCTGTAAAATTACAAACTCCATTAGCATAGTCATACTTTACAAACTGACCATTTTCTAAAATATTAATATTTGGGTCAGCAGGTAATTGCGCATATACCTGACCAGTTCTTTGTGCGGATAAATGGTTTGGTTCAACTTGACCATATCCTAAGTCAACGTATGCTAATGTACTTTTTTTCTCTTTAGCCATTAGTTTTGCCTCCCTTTCTTTCTTTTACTGCTTTAATCCATCCTGGGATTAAATCTTCACTAGCGTTATAATTATCTACTGAATATGATACAACGCCATCGTTTGTATCTTCGTCAAAGCTAAAACTAACTTTGTTACGAACACAAATCACGGACAACTTAGATTCAATCTCATCTAAAGAATACTTGTCAATGTTCTGAATAACATCTTCTTTATCTTTATCTGATAACATATAGAACTCTTCTTTAATCATTTTTTCTTTTTGCTCTCTATCAACTTTTAATTTAAATGCAGATAATTCACTAACTTGATTTTCTAAAGTTTCTTTTTCTACTTTTAAAGTTTCAATTTCTTGTTCTAAAGCTTGATATTTTCCCATCAGTTCTACATATTCTTCAATTTCTTCTAAATTATATTGAACTTTTTCGTCCTCTTCAACTTTTTCTTCTTCCACTTCTACTTCAGGAGTTTCTTCTACTTTTTCTTCTTCTGTTTCGATTACTTCTTCTTCAATAGGAGTTTCTTCTACTTTAGTTTCATCAAGAACTTCTTTTTCTTGTTCTGGCACTATTACTCCTCCTTCCATTTGATATTCTTTTATGGCTTCAATCAACGCCAAAAGATTTTGGTTGAATTCTTCACCAAAAGAAAACTCTGTTTTTATAGAGGCTCCCTCAAAACAAGGTTCTATATCTTCACCCAAAATACAAAGTTTTGAGATTACTGCCTCGTTTATAATGAAAAATTGCGTATTTTCATTATACACTTTTACCCAAGTTCCTTTTACAGAATTAGAATCTAATTCCATTGATTGTCCATTGTTTCCGTCAAGAACCCTTTCAACTTCTGGATATTGGCCTGTCCATAAATATCCTTCAGTCATTAAATACTCATGTTCAACTCCATCATCTAAAAACTTTTGAAATCAAACTTTTGCATTTATATCAACAAAGCCATAAGGTTTTGTCAATTCTGCAAATCTAAGTTCACCATCTTCGGTAATTTCAATTTCTTTTTCATGTCCTTCAAAATCGTCTTTTTCTTCTGAAAAGAAACCTACAATGGGAGAGCCAGGCAGAGAATTTGCCATCTCTGCCGCAACTTCCTTTGTAATAATTGAACCGTTTCTATTTGGGTCTTCACCCACATAGCAAACTTTTATTTGACATTTTGAAATTAATGGATTTAACGGAGAAACATTTACAAACTCACAAGGGCTATCTAATTTTATACTAGTATGTTTCATAAAGCCTCCTATCCTTCAGACTCTCTATTTGCAATAGATTTTTCTGAAAGTTGATCTTCTGGAAGCGAAGGTCTACCAACTTGGCTTTCACTTCCATTTTCTCCTGCTACTTCTTTTGAAGAACCCAATCCTTCACTTTTATTAATTTTGCCCAAATTTGCAATATCTTCTGAACTCAATGTAGAAGACATCATTGGTGGTACCATAACACTGCTCAAATGTAATACAAAGTTTTCAAAGTAAGCAGTATTAATAATTGAACTTTGTGAATGCCCAAGCGCAATTTGAGGCAGAATTTTTGAATAACCTGTTTGTACTTGTGCTTTATATTTATCTGCCAACTCTTTATAATTATATTGAGTTGTCATTAACATATAAAATCTAAACTTGTATTTATTCTTTTTCGGGCTTCTTCTCTGTACAATTGTATCAAAAATAATTTCAAACTGCAACACTAAATCTCGAAGAGAACCTTCATCATTCAAGATAGATTTTTCAATAGACAATTGACCTTCTGCATTAAATAAATTTTGAGCAACACCTAAATTATTATAAACAGTTCTTTCAGATTTTTGAAGATTATCTGCCGTTGATGAAACTGTTGAGTCTGACAAGTCAATAGAGTCAATATCCGCGAATGTAGTCAGCACATCAACACCAACCGCATGCTTTAACATTGAAACCGCATTATTATGTATATCTCTTGCTTCATCAACATCAAAAATCAAATCACCATTTTTATCTCTTGGCAATTTTTGAATAATTATAGTTAATAAATCTTGCATTTGTTTTCTATAATCTAAATCTTGCGCAGCATCTAAATCAATAATTGAAGGAATTGCATTTATAAATAACGGCAATTCATTTCCATTTCCGCCAAGAGAAAGTTTGATTGCGCTTCCTGTTTCAAGGAGGTACCAAGACCCGTATCCGTCAAGCCATTCTTCACTTGGCAATTTTCCTTGTTTATATAGTGAATATCCTCTTTGAATATCTTTAGGAAACATTTTTAATACTTTCATTCTGTATCCAACATTATGAAAAACATCATCAAAATATCTCATATTAAATTCAATAGCAGGTAAATTATTTACCATAAAACGACTGCGGCAATATCTTGCAGGAAGTTCCTGGAAAATAATGCCTTCTTTTCCTTCAATCATGATACCATAATACACGCCATCTCTAATTACATTTAAGGCAATTTGTCCACACACTCTTTTTATGTATGAGTTGTCTAAATAATTTAAAAGTTTTGAAAATTCTTGACGAACTTTATCCTCTTTTTTCTCTTCTTCAAAATATGAATCATCATATATTTCTGGAGAAACATACCAATCATATCTGAACATTGTTGCAGCATAATTTACAACTTTTTGATAAATACCACTGTTTTTATAAAACCAACGAGAAATTTCCCGCATCTCTTCTACATCTCCAGAAGCTAATGCGCGAACAACAACATCTCTACGCGCCCATTGCGCACTTCTATTATATCTGCGATATTTGTTATATCATCCTATATCCAATATCGCATCTTCAAGGGTCTTAACACCGACCTTAATCTTTCCATATTCGGTTTTAGAGTTGTCGTTCATGTCAAAACCCATTTCATGAATACTTTCCTGTCTTGTCATAAACCCTCCTAATAACCAGCTCTGTGCATAATATAATCATAAGAAATCAAGTTTTCATCAGTATAAGGAATCTCAATTAAATTAAGACCATTCATTTGACAAAATCTTCTTTTCTTTTTATCATTATGCTGTTGCTGAAAGAGACCCTTTTTTCCTCCAAATTTACTTCTTGGTTCATAATGTTGTATGCCTTGATATTCAATGATAAAATCAATGTTACCATCATCATCAAATATAACAAAGTCAAAGCGAAGAGGTCGCCCATTTTCACTGTTTAAGCCTTCAAAAGATACTTCTTCTTTAAATGTTAAACCATTCATTTGAAGAATTTCTTCTATCTTTATCTCTGCCTTTGATGCTCTCATAAAACTCCTCCTCTCTTCTAGTTAAAGAAATTCCATTCAGCTGCATTGAATTTCTTTTTTCTCTTTTTATTATCTTCTTCTTGTTTTATGTAATATAATCCGTATTCTAAGCTTGAAACCTTATCTTTTTCAATTCTTCTGTTTGCTCTTTTTAAAATGATATTAATTCCCTCATTTTCTTCTCGAAGGTTTAAAAGTTCCTCTTTTAATATAGAAGTTAAGGTAAATGGTTTTAAATATTCTGCCCTTTCTTCTGAAGTCATTGCCTTACCTTTTTTCTCATTTAATAATTTTGCTTTAGCAACTCTTTCTTCAATTAAAAATTTCATTTTTCCAGAAGAAATTTGTACTTGTAAATTTGTATGCGCTTCAGTATTTAAAGCCGCATTGGCTTTTATAACATAAATTGCATCATGCTCAGTTACATCCGTTTTATATTTTCTATAAAAACCTTCGTCATCATTTGCAACCCCAAAATCTGGTCAAACTTGACCTGTATCAGGATCAATCTGTCTCTTTACCATGTAATCAAGCAAGCCTATGCCCAGACCATTACCATCAAGCGCAATCATTCTTGCTTTATATTTGTAATATAAGTCTTTTAGTCGTTTTGCCTGGTCTTCAAAATGTTCATCAGACAATGTCTCTATATTAACAAGAGATTTAAAAGCTGGCCCCACGGTTTGTGGAGTAACTTTTATAACAGTGATAACAGTATCACAGCCTTTTCTACCAACGTCGCACCCCAAAACATAATAAGCACCAGAAGAACTTCTTCCAGAATATTCATACTCTGGCATTTGAAGTTTTCTACATCGGTCAAAAGCCTCTCCACTAAAGAATGCATCTTCAGAAGAACCTGACCAAATACTTTCATATTCTCGTCCAAAAGAAGCTTCATTAAATGTGCCGTCTTGCTTTAAGTCCTTCACAAAGTTCTTGTCAAGGAGCTTTGACAAAACAGGAATGCGCCATGTTCCACCTAGAACAATAGCCTTACCAGGTTCAGACACCATCCACACTAAAAGCTGGATTAGTTTGTCATAAGCGAAGGTACTTCGCCATCCCGCGGTAGTGATATAAATTTGACTCTTGTTTATAACTTCTTCTGGATGCACTGACCCATCTCTTGCTCTTCTAGATATATTCATGGTTGGTAAAATAACAGTATTTAAAATTTCTCCATCTACACCAACACATTCTTCTATTGTTCCACCAGTTCTACGTCTACCTCTGGAAGATTCTCTTGCCGCAATATTATCAAAAAAAGCTCCTCCTTTAAACTGGTAGTGAGCATAGTCTTTTCCTTCTTTTGTGGAATTGGAATCCCCTCTTTTTCTAACTAGTTCTCTGTTAAAAGCTGGAATAAGAGTGCAAATTTCTTGAACTTTTTCTTTCATAATTGAGGCACTCTGTTCTTTTCCTCCCGAGGTTACGAAGAGTTTTGCGTCTGGGTATAAGATACAACGCACCATCTGAACCAATACGGTAAGGAACGACTTCGAATATGCTCTTGGGAATGTCATGTATACATACTTGTAACGAGCAGCGGCACGAAGGAATACCCGTTGATAAAAGAACAAGTGTAATCCATTAGCTGGAATTTCCCCATCTACACCAGTCTGCATAAAATCTATAAACATATCTGGGTATTCTCGCCAATAGGCAACATACTGACGAATAACCGGCATAGCTTGATCTAAACGTTCTTTAGACAAGCCCATTTTTCTTCTTGATTTTGCGGATTTTGTTAAATTTATTAAATTATCTGAAATCTTAGATTCTAAATCTTGTTCGAGAATGTCCTGTAACGCCATTATGCTGCGTCTCCTCTCGCAAGCGCGTTCATGTACTTATTATCCTCTTCGCGCAAATTATCTTCAAAATCTTTAAAATCCGTAAAATCTTCGTCTGTTAAGAGATGTTCTCCACCATCATCTCCAAATAATTCTGCTTCTAAATCATCTGCTTCAGTGTCAGTAGAAGCTTCATTTTCTTTATCTTTAATAATTTGATTAATAGCTTGTTCAAGCATATCAGAAAGTGCTCCCTCAGAGTCTACTAAATTTTTAGTATAACTTTGCATATCTTGAAGGACTCTATCCACCTTGTCTTGAGGCCCATCAACGTAAAACCTTGGTATGTAGCCATAGGATTCCGCAAGAGCAACAATCTCAGAGACAGAATCAATACCATCTTCTTCTCTTTCTTTATTTTGAATGGCTTGGAAATTTCCAGACTTCATTAAATCATTATATGCTTTGCTCATTTTCTGAAATCCTTCGACATCAGACATGTCAATAAGTTGATCCATTTTTAATGAGGTCTTACAAAGTTTCTTTAAGGTATCTAAATGCCCTGCTGTTTGAATGTCATAAGAATCCATCATATCATTCCACAATCTTTCCATTTGAATCCATTCAGATTGCTTGTAAGCAGGACCCCACTTAGTACGCAAATATTTTATGTCATCTTCTGTTAAACCAAAATCTTCTTCTGGTTCTGGCGCCACAAGAGAAATAGTGTCTTGTTCTTGGAACGCAGCGGGCTTCTCCAGGATGGCCGGAGCTATCTCGCCATCGTCCGGTATCCCAGCGGCTTCGCGCAAATCTCCTTCTGGAATATCCAGTTTTCTTTTCTGCAATTCCGCATCTATCTCTTGTTGAGTTGCGTCTTGCGCGCGCATAGTTTCTATTATTTTGTTGTTTGTAATTTGTTGGATATATTCGGTATCTGCCCAGCGCCATTCCTTATATTGGTTAAGATTCATTTTCGCCAAATATCTCCCTAAAATAGTTACCCCAGTTACTTTGCGCGGGTCTTTGCCGTACTTAGCCAAGAGCTGGTTCCACTCCGAAGGGACATACGGCACATCAGCTTCTTGAAGAATCCAGAGAAAAGTTCTGGAATCTCAGTTGTCAACATGCCGAGTTAAACAATCTTTACATTCTGTCAAACGTCCTGTTGGATATTTTTCCAGGTTGCGAGATTTGTAAAACTTGTCCTCTGCGAGGGTCCGACCGCACTTAGGGCAAAAATGTTTTTCCTTTATCGGCATTTTATTTTCCTCCTTTTCCTTTTTTGTTGCGGCATTCTTTACAGATGGAATAAAGTCCATCCTTTGCCGTTTTATTCTTTGAAAAGTACTTAGGTATTGCTAATTTAATTTGCCCACAACGAGAACATTTTTTATATGTACCTTTTTCTTCATTTAGGTAGTATCAGTCTAAGTATAGGTCTTCTGCTTTTGAGGCAATAATTGCGGGAATTTTTTTTCGCCAAAGAGAAGAAATATATTCTACAGAATAATGGATTCCAAACTCTTCTTCAAGAGCAGATTGAATTTCTGAGTTGCGCTTGCCGTCGACTTTGAGTTCTACCAATCGGTAGTAGAGTGGATGGGATTCTAAAGCGAGTCCGGCCACGTTATCAAAGTCCAAGAGAAGAAGTCAAAGATCGGATTCTGGTCTGCCGTAAGCTGATTCTACTGCTTGAGAATAGTTGCAGAGGATGGCGGAGCATACTTTTGGGTTTAAAAGGGAAACTCCTTGCGCGGTTACGCCTTGGGGAGTTACCAAGACTTCCTCATCTAAAGGAATATCGTGCGTCGAGCGCACTTTATGGTTAGATTGAATAACAGGTTTAAACGCCATCTTTATATCGAATTGATCTTTTCTCGTTGCAATAAGAGCTTTCTTAGCTATGAATTTGTCTATTCCCTCGGATTTTTTTACCATATCATCTCAGAAAGCTATTGATTTTTGCGTTTCGCGCAACTCTGGAATATCTTCTAAGTCTTTTTTAGTTATTTTAGGTGTAGGATGAAGGATTGCGTGGCGATTTGATTCAGCGAGATTATAGATACCATCTTCGCCATTCTCAAATTGGGCGGCTAATCCTTCAAAGGAGGTTTCATTTTTTCTTATTGTTGCGAGACGGTTTTCTGCTAAAGTTTGACGTTCTTTTTTTTCTACTGCTGTTATTATGTAATTTGCTAGTATCTCCAGATAGTATTTGTTGGGGTTGGGATTTTCTTCTAAAATCCTAGAAACCAAGTCCCTTCTTTCTTCTGGAGAGTCTATTGTATAGTCAAGTTTTAACATTTTTGGCCTCTCTTTCAAAAATATTATAACAAAAATTTTGAGAGTTAGGGGTTTAGAAAAGGTTGGAGATTATAAATAGATCGTTATCCGGCTCAAATGCAATTTGAGTCGAAGAGAAGACGTGGCGATTCCCAATCGTTCTAAAAAAAATATGACATCCCAAAATATACCCGCCCACAAAATATAAAATCTACATACGTATTATATTTTTTATGACAACGCAATAAAAAAACAGTCCCGTAAAATTTAAAAAAAATTTTTTTAACAAATTGCATAAAAACGCTTGCATTGTATGACTGTTTGAGTATAATAATAAGTGAAAGGAAGCTTTAATAAAAAGCAAGAGGTAAAAAATCATGACAAACTTATATCAAAAGGCATTAGAACAATTCAATCAATGGAACGGAAAAAACGCAAACGTTCATACTGATTTAATCACATTAATCGTTGCTTACATCGATGACTTGAACGGTACTAACCATGAAGAAATTGGTTATTGCTACCATATCAATAGATGGGTAGATGAGCTTTATTAAAAGGAATGTTTCACGTGAAACATTCTAGTCAATGACAAGACATAACAAGCTTGTCATTGACTAGAACGCTTTACATAAAGACGTTCTATAAAGGCTTAAAGAGGAGGCAATTATGAAACACTTAATCACTTTAGACTATGAATATAACAGAGGTTTATTCTATAGTACAATCACAAGAGACGTTAACGAGTTTAACGCTTATGTTAAAAGCCATAATGATGTTGTATTAGTAGGTTACAATATTATGGTAGATTTGCACAAGTTAGGCATTGATAGAAACACTGTTAAATACATTGATGTCTATGAGATGTTTGTTAGATTTGTAAGAATCAGCACTTATAAAGACACACAAAAGAAGCTTAATAAGAATGGTAAACCATCTTTAAAGCTTGGAGATGTTTGCAAATGGGCAGGTATCACATTGGTTAAAGCTCATGACCCACGCTATGATGCTGAAGCAACACTTGCATTATATCATTGGCTTGTTGCTCATGGTGTAGAAACACGATACAATCAAGTAGTAAACAATTTTAAGATTTGGGCTTAAGCTCAAATCTTAAATCTTGGTTACAATAGAAAGAAAGAGGAGACACAGAAAATGACACTAACAGAAAACTATGCAAAAGCTTTATTGGCAATGACAGATGACAACAACTATGACTTAAATGCACACTTTCACTATGAACACAGATTGATTGATTTGTACTTTGGCAACGACTATGCAAAGCAAATGTATGGCAACGCTTATCTTCAGGCAATTGAAGAAGGTTGTCAACTTGCTGAAGACATTCTTGAATTCTTTGAAGAAGAAGACTAAGTCTTCTTCTTCTCTTCAAAGCTAGAGAGTGCACTTATTGGCCATGCGTCGGCGGCGCGGCGGAGGCCTCTGCATTGGGTGAGGACTCGCGCGCCGCCGAGTTAGTCAAGGCTAACCTTAGACCAATTTGGTCTATCACAAGCTAAAGAGTTAGTCAAGACTAACTTTCCTAAAATAGTTAGTTGTAACTAACTTAGACCAATATGGTCTAGATCAGTTTGTCAAGACTAACCTTCACTTTTTAGTTAGTCAAAGCTAACCATTAATTAACTTAACTAAATGGTTAGTTAGTCTTAACTAATTGTGTCAAAAAGTAACTTTTTAACAGTTAGTCATAACTAACCAAAAAAGTTTTAAAATAGACCAACTTGGACTAAAAAGTGATTGACTTTTTTAAATGGATGATATATAATTTAATCAGATAAAGGGAAAGAGGAGGAACCCCATATGAAAACATCTGAACAATTTAAGAAGGATTATTGGACATTACAATGCACTTATAGAGAAGGATTATTCATGGCTGAGCAGTGGTATTTGGCGCACGGCAACGAGAACAAAGCTGGTGAAATGGGAAGACGTCAAGTAGCATTGAATCGATATTTAAGAAACCTTGATAAAGCAATTGACTTGGCATTTTGGTTTAACCGCAAGCCCGTAGAATTAAATTAAAGAAAAATAAAATAGACCCCTAAAAAAGGGGTTTTTGATATTGATTTTTGAAAATGGTATGGTATAATATAGTTAGAAAAGGAAGGTTAAGACTATGACCGTATCAATATATAAATTAGAAATAGAATTTTTTGAAACAACAGAAATAATGAAAATGGTTTTCACTAATGAGATTGAAGCCCTGGTTGAATTAAAAAGAATTCAAAAAACATTTGACTTCACAATTAAAAACTTTAAAATTACTAAAACAAGAATTTAAAAAAGTCTCAAAAAGAGACTTTTTTACTTGACTTTTACAACAGTATCCCGTATAATATAATCAGAAAGAGGGGAAAGAAAGAAAACCCCAAGAGGAGAAAAAAATGAAAAACTTAAAAGCAAAATTTGAACTGAACAAAAAATATCACTTTGAATTAAACGATTTAATTAGCTTAATTTATATTGTCTGCGCAATTGGTATTATCACAGGACATAACATGAATTATCTGTTTCTCACAGGCTGTTTAATTAGTTTATGTTATAGTTTAACGGGCTCCCGTATTAATTTGATTTGTTTAAATTTAGCAATGGTTGCTTTAAATCTATTCTATGTACTGAGATAATATCTCAGTTTTTTTATTGACATCCGTATAAAAAAATGATATAATATAAATGTAAAAAGAAGGAGACCCCATAAAATGAAAAGACGTTTTTTAAGACCATCAATCCAACTAACCATTGAAACAGTATCTATTCTTATTTTATTTTTCTTAGCTTGTGTGAATGATTTTTCATTGAAAAGTATTCCATTTTTGATTTTGATTTCATTTATTTTAATTTTAAATGGTATAATTTTAAAAAAATATGGAAAAGACTATTGACATTTTGAAATGAAATCCGTATAATAAAGATGTAAAAAGAAAAGGAGATTTTAAAATGAAATTCCACATCATTAGAGAAGACATAACCACTGTTACAAAACACCTTGAACTTGAAATTACTCCAAATTTAATTAAAAAAATAAATAAAGAGTTAAAGAAACGTATTCCCCTCAATCCTGAAAAATGGTCTAGTAATCAAGAAGATATGGTATATGACTTCTTGCTTGAAAATCAAGACATGTTTACTGAATTAAAAAATTTAGAGGTAACAGATTACGATAAACAAATAAATTATGCAGATTTTGATTAAAAGAGGGTTGACACCCTCTTATTTTTGTGATATACTAAAGATAGAAAAAAGGAAAAATTTAAAATGAAAAAATTTTTAAAAAATGCTTGACAAAATTTTGATTTCATGTTATAATAAGGTTTGCCGCCCCAGCTGCGGGTATCTTTGTGCCACGACCAAAGCAGCTGGGGCGAATTTAAAGTATATCACATCCCGGCAACTTTTGTCAAGACTTTTTTGTAAAAAATTTTTCATAAAAAAATCCTAAAATTTTGTTGACAAAAGACAAAGTCAATGATATATTATAATCAGAAAGAGGGACAAGACAATGAAAAAACAAAAGGAACTTATCAGAGCAGTTTGCTACAAGACAGTAGAACCAACAGTTTATAATAAAGGCACTCAATGGGAGACAGCATGTGATGAATTTTTAGCTTATCTAACTTATGAAACTTTTGAACATGTTCAAACTGAATGTGAAAGATTAAACATTGAAAAACCAAGCACTCTGTGGAATGGTCGTGAAATTGATTGGACACAAATCGCTTACTTTTATGTAATTGAACAAGAAGATTAAAATTTCTTGTTGACAATAGAAGAAATCTAGTATATAATAAAGATGTAAAAAGGATAAGGAGAACACAACATGACAAACTTTTATTTCTTAGACACAACAGATGGAACAGCTGAAATCATCCCAGCTACTACTGAAATGGACGCATGGATGAAATTATGTGATATTTACGGCACTGAATACACAGCTGACAACATCATCCGAGTTGAAAAATTTTAGGAAAAAGTCCTTGACTTTTTCCTTCTCTTCAACTATAATATAATTGAAAAGAGAGGTTAAACTAGTATGAAAGTTGCGTTATTTGTAAGTAGAAATAAAGATAATAAAGAAGTACAAAATTTTAAGCCACGTTCAAAGTCATTTGTTTTTAATGAAGAACAAAACATTGAAAATAAATTTCTTGCTTTTGTTAATGAAGGTGTAGAAAATGAACTTTCTAGAATGTACATTTCAGTAAACAAAAGAAATGAAGAAAAAATTCGGAAACAATTAATCTGTGAATTAGTAACAAATGAAAATTTAAGTTTAACAAAAATTGAAACAAAAATTGCAAGTATCGCTATGCAAGCAGAAAATGCAGAAGAAAAACAATGGTTATTTGATTTTGATGAACCAAAAGAAGAAGACGCAAAAATTTTTACTGAAGACGTTAAAAAATATGGTAATTGTAATGCCTGGTATAAACAAACAAAAAATGGTTTCGCAGTTGTATCTGAACATGGTTTTGATACAAGAGAATTATTAGAAAAATATTCTCATTTTGACGTAACTTTAAAAAGAGACGCAATGTTATTTGTCAAGAGTTGTAAAAAATAACTCTTGACAAAATACTTCTCTTCAGCTATAATATAATCAGATAAAGGAGCTAAGCTCCAAAGGAGGAAAACATTATGTTAAAAGAAATTAGAGAAATGTTAGGATGGTTGGACGAAGATGTACAATGGTATCTTGTTCCTCAACAGGGATTTACAACAGTTTATATTGATACTAATGACTTTGTTGGTTTCGATGAAGACTGGGATGAAGAATGGCGTGATGTAGATTATACAAAAATCTACTGCGCTAAAGAACTTCTTAAGCATGAATCAATTGAGTGTGATTGTTCTGACATGTATGAATGGTATCATTTCTCTGACTGCTCGGTTTGCTGGGGTGCTACTTCCTACGACATCTAAGAGTCTACCAAGGCTCTTTTTTGTTTGGCGCCCCCTTCACGCCCATGTCAGCTGAAGGGGGCGAGTTTGTCAAGACTAACTTTTACCAAATTTTTAGTCCAAAATGGTCTATTGCCAAAGTTCGCACTTTTTCCGGTTAGTCACAGCTAACTAGTTACATAAAAGTTACATACGGTTTCTGTTGATTTCTTGCTATGTAACTGCTATAATATAGACAGATAAAGGGAAGAGAACCCTAAAGGAGGAAACAATATGAAATACTACACAGTAACAGAAAGAGCATGGGACGGAGGCGACCGTGATGTATATCGCACTTACAAATTCCGCACAAGAGAAGAGGCTGAAAAGGTTGCTAACCGTCGCACTAAAAACAATTGGTATAAAACAGGAGAAGTCGAAGAGGTAGAATTTGAATTTGACGACGCAAACGCAATTGTAAAAGCTTACGAAAAAGTTGATGAAAAATGGGGATAAGGGGTTGACAAAACCTCTTATTTCATGATAATATATGAGTGTAAAGAGGAGGACGTAACAATGAATAAAACTTTAGTATTTGATATGGATGGAACTTTAAATAATTTCTATGGTGTAGATGGATGGCTGAATGATTTAGAAAACGAAAATACTAGACCTTATGAAGTATGCGAGCCTTTATGGGATATGAAAGCTTTAAAAAACGTTTTAGTAGAATTAAAGAAAAAAGGTTGGAAAATTGCCGTGACAACTTGGCTTGCCAAAAACGCTACAAAAGATTATGACAATGCCGTTAGAAAAGTAAAATTAAATTGGTTAGAAAAATATGAGTTTCCATATGATGAAATCCATATGATAAAGTATGGAGCTACAAAAGCAACATGCACTAGAAAAAACGGTGGTTATCAAATTTTAGTAGATGATAACGACAAAATCAGAAAAGGTTGGAAAATGGGACATACCATCAACCCAACAGAAGAAAACTTAATTGACAGATTAAATGAATTAAAACAAAGCAAAATTTTATAAAAAAGAGATTGACAAATCTCTTTTTCTTTTATATAATATAATCAGAAAAGAGGTAAAAAGAAAATGAAAATGACCGTAAAAGACTTAATTCAAAAATTATTAGAATGCCCATTAAATGCTGAAGTACATGTTCATGAGTATTATCCTATGAAAGGTGACACTTCTCTTAAATGGTGTTATGTTTCAGAATCATCCGGAGAAAAAATTGTAATTTTAGAAAATTAATATTTGACAAAAGACAAAAACAATGATAGAATAATTATAGAAAAGAGGTAAAGAAAATGATGATAACATATCTTGAATTACTAAGAAAAGAAGAAAAGGAAACTCAGCCAGAAAGAGTTTTCTATAATAATTCTGAATATCACTGGGACAAGACTTTTCATGGATATTTTCGAAAAGGCAAAGAGTATGAGCCTTGGGAATCTTATTCTTTACTTGGCGATGTTGCAAGAATGTATGACCCTATTGAATTAATAACTGAAAATATTATTGAAATTATTGACTGACAAAAGAAAAAAGATATTGTATAATAAAGATGTAAAAAGGATATAGAAAATTTCTAACGCAGGGCTTGCCATTTTTCCTCCTCCTTTGGGCAAGGCTCCTGCTTTTTTATTTTGGCGTTCCCTGTGCGCGCGTCCTTGGCACAGGGAACGAGTTTGTCAAGACTAACTTTCACGACATTTTTTTAAATTTTTTCTTGACAAACAAAAAATTTTATGCTTTCCCAAAATTTCTATTTGACAACTATTAAAAAATAATATATAATTTATATAGAAATAAGGAAAGTAGAGGAAAAAAATTTATGACAAAAGAAACAGTTACAATTGTTACACTTTCAACAGAAGAGGTTCAAGCTATTCGTTCCGTATATAACCTTATGATAGATTTTTGTGAGGACATTTGTGATTGGGATTATGACCATCACTATATTCAAAATGTTAATAATGAAAAAAGAACAATGGACATGAAAAATCTTGAAACGGTAGGAGGATTTTTAGAAGATTTAACAGAATTTATCTTTGATGATAATAAAATTCAAATTGTTGGGAAATAGGGGTTGACAAAACCCCTCTCAATATAGTATAATTTATACAGATAAAGGAAGAGAGGAAAAAATAATGGACATCACAACTAGAACTGAAGTAAATTTTAACGCAAGAGATAAAAGAGCCATTTTTGCAACCTGGGCATTAATTGCTGATTTGGATGACACTATCCCGGACGACAAAGAAATTCTTGAAATTAACCCTCAAACTGCTGAAATCGTTGAGGAAATAACAAAAGACGAATTGAAACAAGTTCGTAGAACACTGATTAAACTTGTAAGAATAGACCACGATAAATTAATTACTGAAATTTGGTAAAAGGGGTTGCAAAACCCCTTACCATCTGCTATAATAATTATAGAAAAGGAAAGGTAATAAAAATGAGAGTAAAAGAATTAATGGAAATTTTAAAAGATTTAGACCCAAACAAGGAAATTGTAGTAGATAATCCACGAGAGGATGGATGGGAAGACATCCAACGAATTTCAGAAGTTGCTTTCTATGATTATAATGCAGAACGTCAGAAGGGTTATTTAATTGAATGGGAAGAATAGTCCAAATTGGACTATTTTCGTTTGCCGCTGACCTTGCGGCAACCTCTTGCTATCGTCCAGCCGCAAGGTCAGCGTTTTTTAATTATATCACATTTTCAGCTTTTTGTCAAGACTTTTTTAAATAAAAATTTTTTAAACTTTTTTCCCGAAATTAGTTGACAAATTTAAAAGAATAGCTTATAATTTAATCAGAAATAAGGAAAGCGAGGAACTTAAAATGATGAATTACTTATTTGAAACTGAAGACGGTTATACTTTCTATGTACAGGCTGAGGATATTCACGAAGCTGTCCATATCGCATTAGAAAACGGCTTGCGCGATTTCTCTTACATTTGCACTGATAGCGATGAGGTTGCTGAAATGTGGGGATATGATACCTATTAAGGGGAAATGAAAATTTCCCCTTGACACCTCAATAGAAAAATGGTAGAATAATTATAGAAAAAGGAGAAATAATATGACAAATAAAGAATTAATTGATATTTTACAAAGTATGCCATTAGACGCAGAGGTTTATACTAGAGATATGGATTATATGAAAATTCCACTTACAGAAGAAGATATTTATCTTATTTCAACAAGAGATTTATCCAACACAAAAAGAGAAACGATTCTTATGATTGAAGGAATAATCTTTGAATAAGAGGTGATAAAATGAGGACATTACTTTTAGTATTTATTATAATGACAATTAAAACACAAAAGATTGAAATGAAGAAATACATGTTCTTAAATCAAAATTTCTAAAAGGGGGGTTGACTTTCAGCCCCTTCCATGGTAAAATATAATCAGAAAGAAAAAGAGGTAAATAAAATGAATCAATATTTTTTCTTAATTCGTGAATATGAAACTGCGGGTTATATGTTAGAAGCTGAAAATTATCGAGAAGCAAAACAAAAATTCTTTGAATTTATTGATAAAACAAATTTTTTAGAAAAACATTTAGGATACCACCATCATGAAAAAATAGATAATAATATTTACGTGAATGAATTTATTCCAGTTAATTTTAAAAAAATTGATTAAAATATAATAAAAAAGATAATAAAAATGAATAACTATGTATTTTTAGATGAAGAATCCGAAGATGAATTTTATATCATTTATGCTGATACATTAGATGAAGCTAAAAATAAACTTATTTACTCTTTAGCAGATGAAGGATGGACTAAAGAAGCTATGGAACATCAAAAAGGTTGGTTTGATTGGTATTATAGAGAATTAAAACTTAAAAAAGTTTTAGAATAAGGTTGACAAAGTCTAATCTTTATAGTAGAATATAATCAGAAAAGAAAGGAAATAAAAACAATGTGGGGAAACGAATTACATCAATATTTATTTTTAGACAGAGATTCTTTTAGAGAGGATGAGGTTGTTGTCATTATGGCTGAAAATCGTTCAACGGCAAGTGACAAAATGATTGAATATTTAATGGAAAAAGAAGGCTATGATGAAGATGAAGCTAAAGACGTTTTTTGTGACTGCTACACAGAATTAACAATTAGAAAAATTTTAAAATAATGGGTTGACTTCTGTCAACCCATATGGTAATATAAGAGTGTAAAGAGAGGTGGATAAAATGAAAGTAAGAGAGCTAATTGAAGTATTAGAAACATTAAAACAAGATGAAGAAATCCTTATCAATGGTGAAAGCGAACCCTTTTGTGAAGTTATGATTGAAGAAATTACCTTTAGATTCACAAGAAATGAAGAAATGAAAACTTGCTATTTAATTGAACCAGATGAAGATTATTAGTCTATTTTGGACTACTTGCGTTTGGCGCTCCCCTGGCGCACGCATTTTATGCCAGGGGAGCGAATTTGTCAAGACTAACTTCCTACCAATTTTAGACCAAAATGGCTATTGACAAATAAAAAAATTATGCTTCCCAAAATTCCCTCTTGACAAACAAATTTTTTTATGCTTATGTGAAATTCCCTGTTGATTTTTATAAAAAATTAGTATATAATTTATATAGAAATAAGGAAGAGAGATAAAAAATCCTCTGAAAGATTTCTAAAAAAAGTATTGACAGATTTAAAAAAATCTGATATACTTATAATGTAAAGAGAAATAGAAAAAACTCCTTACAAAAAAAATCTTTAAAAAATACTTGACAAATAAAAAAAATTCAAGTATAATAAAGATGTAAAAAGAAAAGAGAATAACTAACCTTTAGATACGGGAAAGGGAATTTTCCTCCTCCTTTCATCCCTTTCCCCTTTGATTAGATAATTAGTATTGACAAGAGATAAAAAATCTGCTATACTAATTATGTAATCAGAGGAAACTCTCTGAAAAGGGGTTCTGAAATGAGTGTTTGAAAGTTTTCGCGCTCGTGAGGTTTCTCCCCATAAAAAGACGAACCAAAAAAACGGAAAAAACTTTCAAAAAAAGTATTGACAGGTTTGAAAAAATCTGCTATACTAAAGATGTAAAAAGAGTTACTTGGGTAAAAACAAGACCGAAAGGATAAAAGACAGTTCCACGCTGGGAGTCATGCCCCATGAAACAGAGATTCTATGAGAGTGGTGGGTGAATCGAAAAATTAAAACTCTTTTCTACACAAAATGAGGGATGGGCAACTGAAAAGCCGAAGCCTCTATAAATATAAGGATATTTTCAGAGGTTGCTTTCTGCCTAAGATGAAAGCCCATGAAAAGAAAAAACTCTGTTCCACATGGTTAAAAAGGAAAAAGCATAGATTGCGCAATCGAAAAATTTTTAAAAAAAGAGTTGACAGACTCTAAAAAATCTGTTAAAATAAAGATGTCAATAAGGAAAGGTTAAAAGGTGATGACATGGAAAACAAATTAACTTACAACGTAGCTTTAGAACAGGCAATTGAGGCAGTTGGTGCTGAAACTGAAACAGGAATGAAACTTCAGGCATTGAAAGAACAGTTAGCGCATAAAGCTGGAACTCGCAAACCAAGAGTAAACCAAGCTAAGTTAGATTTAGCTGAAAAGGTAACTGAAATTATGGAGGTCGGTGTAGCATATCGCACTTCCGAGCTTGCTGAAATCCTTGAGGTGAGCACTCAGAAACTTGCGCCAGCTTTAAAGGTCGCAGTTGAAAAGGGTACTATTGAAAAAATCGTTGAAAAGCGAGTAGCTAAGTACCAGTTAAAAGCAGAATAGGTAGCCCAAAAAGGGGCTACCCTTTTTCATATGATTGGCGGTTGGTCTGCGGTCGCTTCTCTGCGCAGACCAACCGAAATCTACATTGTATCACATTCATACTCTTTTGTCAAGACTTTTTTAAAAAAATATTTTTTAACTTTTTTCCTAAAATTAGTTGACAATTTTAATATAATAGCATATAATATAATCAGAAAGAAGAGGAAAACATATATGGCTAATAGAAAAGAAACAAAAAAAGCTTATCAAATTGTGTTAGAAAATTTAAAACAAACTCCACTGTTTTGTGGAAAATATGATGCTTTAAATGGTAATATCAATTTTATGTATGGTATTAGAACAGTGATGGAAATTATAGCTTTTAATGCCGGAGAATTTGAAAATTTTGAAAGTAAATTTTCAGAAAATTTGCTTGATAGCTTAATAAAAAGTGGTATAATAGAATCAGAGAAAGAAGAGGAATAATAAAATGAAAAATAAATTCTATGAAAAGAAAAAAGCCATTGTAATCAGAAACTATTTCAATAAGGATTGCACTGTTGACGATTCTATTAAAGAAGCATATAGGAAAGGATTTGAACGTGCTTTAGAAATTACTTCAAGAAAAACGAAAAAATCTTAATTTAGTCCAATTTCGGACTATTTTTTTATTTGTCGGCGTCCAGTCGAGCGCATTATACGACTGGACGCCGAAATTTTATTGTACCACATCCACCAATAGTTTGTCAAGACTAACTTAATTTTTTTTATTCATATGAAAATCCTAAAACCATTTGCTATACTTTTTTGGTATATAAAAAGCTTTTCTATACTTTTTAAGTATTAGACAGTTTTAAAAAAATAGTATATAATTATATTGTAAAAAGGAAAGGGAAATAAAAGAAAAATCCCATTGAAAAAAATATAAATTTCCTCTTTACAAAAGAAAAATAAAGTGTTATAATAAAGACACAAAAGGAAAGGTAAAAGGTGATAAAATTATGACAAACGAAAAAATGACTTACGCAGTAGCTTTAGAAAACGCAATCAACGCAGTTGACAACACAGAGGTTAAGGAAAAATTAACTGCTCTTAAAGAACAGTTAGCGCACAAATCAGCTAACCGTAAACCTCGTGTAAATCAGGCAAAACTTGACCTTGCCGAAAAGGTAGTTGAGGCCATGGAACCTGACACTGACTACCGTGTTGCTGAACTTGCTAAAATGCTTGACGTGTCTACACAGAAATTAACTCCGGCTATGACTGTTGCCGTTGAGGGTGGACAGGTTGAAAAGCATATCGAAAAGCGTGTAGCTCTGTATCGCTTAGTCTAATCGAAGAGGGAAACTTCCCCTCTTCATATGAAAATCAGAAATCTTTAGCTTGCGTTGGGCGCCGCCTTGACGCACGCTTTTTCACGTCAAGGCGGCGAGTTTGTCAACACTAACCTTTCAGCATTTTTAGTCCAAATTGGACCTTGACAAAAAGAATTTTTGTGCTTCCCAAAAATAATGCTTGACAAATAAAAGTTTTATGCTTATCGAAATCTTTTGTTGACATTTTTTTAATTATCCCTTATTATAGAATCAGATAAAGGAGGTACACAAAATGTTTGGTGTGTATATTGAGGACGTCTACGGTGATGTAGAATTAACAGATGATGTATGTTATATTTATAATGGCGCATTTCATATCGCTTTTGAAAAAAATCTTGAGTTACTTATTGAAGATGGTATTGAAAATCCGGACTATGAAGTTGTGAGCAAAATCACAAGCGATTCAAACCTTATTTATTTCTATCATGTTTACGAATACAATGAAAAAGATATAGTTTTTAATTAAAAAAGGGTTGACTTTTCAACCCTTCCATGATACAATATAGACAGTTAAAGGAGATAAGAAAAATGAGAACACCAAGAAATATTATGATTTTAGATACTGAAACAGTTGGAACTTTTGGTTCACCACTTGTACATGATTTAGGATATGTAGTTTTATCAAAAGGTGAAATCGTTTGTAAAAAACGATTCTTAGTAAAAGAATTGCATGTCAATGGGAAGTGGATTTTAGACACTTCCGACTTCTACCAAGGTTACAAAAAAGACTATGCAAAAGCTCGCAAACAGGAAATGGTTTTAAACTTTAGCGAAATCTTAAAAGAGTTATGGTCTGATGTGCGCAAACATAATGTATCCTGTATCGGCGCTTATAATCTTCAATTTGATATTAAAGCTATTAAATATAGTGAAGAATTCTTCTGTCATTCTCAAAAGACAATTTCAAAAATTGAAAAGAAAAAATTACTTTGTTTATGGAACTTAGCTTGTAATACTGTTGGACAGACTGCTCAATTTGTTCAATGGGCATACGAAAATGATTGCATTTCATCAAAAGGAAATATTTCCACGAGTGCTGAAACAATGTATAGATACATTACAAATGATGTTGCTTATATTGAATGTCATACAGCATTAAATGACGCTTTGGACGAATCAGAAATCTTTAAGTATATTAAAAGACACTTTAAAGGCTCTTGCGATTATGGTTTAAAATATTCCTGTTGGATGAAAGTACAAAAAAATAGAATTGATTAAAAAAGGGGTTGACAAAATCAACCCCTCATGATAAAATAATAATGTAAAGAGAGGTAAGTAAAATGACAGATTTAGAAATTTTGAAAAAAGCTATTCCTATAATGTTTAAAGAAACCCCTATTCTTGAAAAAACTGATTATGACACAACAATACTTCGAGGTGGTTCTTTCTACTTTGATTTTGATTCTGATGGAGACCTACTTTACTGGAGATTCCAACCTACAATAGCTTATGTTTAAATAGTCCATTTTGGACTATTTTTTTATATGCCGTCGGCGGCAGCCCTGCGCAATCATAAATGTTGCGTAGGAGCGCAGGGCTGCCGGGTTTGTCAAGACTAACTTTTAAAAAATTTTTGAAAAAAACACTTGACAAACGACCTTTTTTATGCTTATCCCAAAATCATATGAAAATCAGATATAGCTTTTTTATATAGCAGAGGGTCTAGGTATAGTTTACAAGTATTCGACAATTTTAAAAAAATAATATATAATATAAGTGTCAATAGGGAAAGGAAGTAAAAAAACAGAAATCAAAAAAAATAAAAAACCTGTTGACAAATAAAAAAATTCATAGTATAATAAAGATGTAAAAAGGGAAAGGAAATCCCAAAGAAAGAAAGGTAAAAGGTGATAACTATGACAGAAACTAAGATGACTTACGCAATTGCATTGGAGAACGCTATTGAAGCAGTTGGAGCTGAAACCCCAGTTGGAGAAAAGTTAATTGCATTAAAGGAGCAGTTAGCTCATAAGGCTGAAAATCGCAAGCCACGTGTGAACAAGGAAAAGGCTGAATTGGCTGAAAAGGTAGTGGCTATTATGGAGCCTGGGGTTGCTTACCGTACAGCTGAATTAGCTAAGATTTTAGGGGTATCTACTCAGAAGTTGACCCCAGCTTTAGGGGTAGCCGTTGAAAATGGCGCAGTTGCTAAGGTTATTGAAAAGCGTGTTGCTAAGTACCAGTTGGTAACCGAATAGGAACAGGGATAGGAAAATCCTATCCTTTTCCCATAGCCATTGGCGTCGCCCTTGCGGGCGCTTTGCTGCAAGGGCGACGAGTTTGTTGTTTGTGATGTTCATATGATTTTCATATCGACATTATTCATGTCACTTTTCCAGCTGATTTTCCCAAAAATCAAAAAAAATAAATTTGTTGTTGACAAAATTTTTAAAATATGATATAATATTTATAGATAAAGGGAAAGGAAAATAAAAAAAAGATATTGACAAACCCATAAAAATCTGATACAATATCTATAGAAAAGGAAAGGTGATAACATGGCACGCACAAAAGAAGATATGATTAAAGCTAATATGGCGCTTGGTTTGACCCGTGAGGAAGCTGAACAAATGTACTTAGATGACCTTGAAATTGATAAGGAAAAGAACACTACTCTTGATGAGGGCACAAAAGCCGTCCTCAAACAACAGCTGAAACCAAAAGGTAAAGAGCGTAAAAAGGCTGTTAAAGAGCGCAAGGTTGATGAGGATAAAAAGTTCATTATTGAGCAGATTCTTCCGGCACTTGAGCAGATTGCCGAAATTGCAAATGTAAAAACTGAAACCGAAATTAACTTTGGTTACAATGGTAAAGAGTACACCTTAAAATTAACTGCGCATCGCAAGCCAAAAGCATAGGAAAGGGATAACATATCCCTTTTTTATTATATTTACGCAAATAGGATTTTCATATGATTTGGCGCTCCGCCTGCGCTCGGAGAGCTGGAAGGCGGAGCGAATCTGATTTTCATATGATTTTCAGATTTTTGCTACCGGTTACGTCCTGCTTTAGGCCTTCGCGCAGTTTCCCAAAAGTCCTTTAGCGCCCTAAACTAATTCCAAATTTGATATACTTTTTTGATATAGGAAATTATTTGCTATAGCTTTTAAGTATTAGACAAATTCAAAAAATTATTATATAATATAAGTGTAAAAAGGATAGGAAATCCTAAAGAAAGGTAAAAGGTGAAATGTATGACTGAAATCAAAATGACTTATGCAGATGCTCTTGACGTTGCTATTGGCCGTGTTGGCATGGATACTGAAGTAGGCATGAAACTTCAGGCACTTAAAGACCAGCTTGACCGCAAAGCGCAGAAACGTAAACCACGTGTAAACACTGCTAAAATCGAGTTGGCTGAAAAAGCTTATGACATCATGGAAAAAGGCGTTGCTTACCGTGTAGCTGATTTGGCTAAAATGCTGGGCGTATCTACTCAAAAATTAACTCCGGCTATGGGCCTGTTGTTGGGTGACGGCCGTGTTGTAAAAGAAGTCGTAAAACGTGTAGCATTCTACACTGCGCAAGAAGAAGCTGAATAAGCTTCTTTTTTTTATGCCTTTATATTTAAATAACTAAAAGAGCGTTTGGCGCCGCGCGGCCGGGGGCCAGCTCCGGGGCGCGGCGTTTTCAAAAGTGGCACGCTTTGGCCCTTTTTTAATTTCGCAACTGCGCACTTTGGCCTTCCCTTGGTTTCCCAAAAGGTTCTAAAAAATTTTTAGATGGAATGATTTTGTAATAGATTTTTTTTATTGGACAATAGCAAAAAAATAATGTATAATATATATAGAAATAAGGAAAAAAGAAAGGTTAAAAAATAGGTGAAACTTATGGAACAGAAGATGACTTATGTAGCTGCATTAGCATTAGCAATTGAGGCCGTACAGGACGAGGAAGTAAAGGAAAAATTAATCGCATTAAAGGCCGCACAAGAGAAACGAGCAACTGCGCGCAAGCCTCGTGTAAACACTGCAAAGTTAGAGTTAGCTGACCGTGCTGTAGAAGTTATGGAAGCTGGAGTTAAGTACCGTGCAAAGGATTTAGCTGACATGTTAGATGTAACTACTCAGAAATTAGCTCCTGCTATGAAGGTAGCAGTAGAGGCTGGTAATGTAGAAAAGATTGTTGAGAAACGGGTAACTTTCTACCAGTTAGCAGAAGATGAAGTAGAGGAAGAAGACTAGAAAAACGCCCTTATGGGGCGTTTTTTAGTGAGGAACCTACGGTTCCGAACAAGAGAAGAAAGTAAAAAATGCGCGGACCCCGATCTGACGATCTCCAAAACGGCCCTGGCGCATTCGTCCTTTTCTTAAGTCGCTCTTCTCGTTACAACCCAGGTACTAACGTGTTCGCCCAGCCACGCTTTGGCCACTTTTTCGTCTCACATTTTTGATTTCAGTTTTTCGTTTCATTTTCCCTTTAGTTCCAGGATTTTGAATCCGTTTTTTGAAATGGATCCCCCTATTTTTAAAGGTACCCCCTTCTATTGGCCAGGTATCCGGTTCTATACCCCCTAGTTTTTGAGAGAAAACTAGGAATTTTTTTGATTTTTCTGTTGACTTTTTATAAAAAATGTGATATAATATAAAAAAAAACCCTATATTTTTATATATAGGGGCTACTTTTTTACTAGTTTTTTTAAAATTTTGGGCAGTTTTGTTCAAGTATATCACACAAACTTTCATTATATATAGAGGCAAGGGGGGCTTAGGGCGCAAAAAAGGTGAACTTTTGATTACTTTTAAGAGGAATAATATATTTAATTACGTAGTTCGCTTCGCTCACAACTTTAATTAAATATATTATTCTAGAGAGAACTTCGTTCTCTCTCTTGGGGCTTTGCCCCCCGTTTTTAATTCGCTACGCTCATTAAAATCGGGTCCCCCCTATCGTTTAGTTTCTATTACGCTCATTCGCTCTTTAATTCGCTTCGCTCATTAAAGCAGAAACGCTCATGGAGCTTTAATAGAAACTAAACTCTGCTGGCCTCTCTTGCTTTGAGAAGGAGGGTTTTTTAATTGGGTTTTGAGATTTTTGAAACGAGATTTTGAAAAGTTAAGGGGATATTTTGATACGAACCGATTCGATCTGAAAAGGGCTCCAAGGCAGGGTCCGGTTGGGCACCTCTCTTCTCAATACCCCCTATATAATAAGATTTTAACCTCTCTTCAAGTCTAAAATTTCTTTTACTTAAAATCCTCTCATGCTTTTGCTTCTAATTTTTTTGCTCGTATAGGAATAAAACCAAACATTTTTTTAAACTCTCTTAAAACATTCTTGTAAAAAGGGTCTAAATTATCTATATCCCCTAATAAAGCAGAAGCAGCTTCTTCTTTTGTAACTTCTTTTTGTTTATAAAGAAAGAAAATATCTGCAAATTCTTCTGAAGTAATTGTTTTTTCTTTAAAGTTATGATTAATCAAATAATTTAAATAATCCTTTTCCTCTTTCGTCAATTCTTCATACTCAAAATCATTTTTCTTTTTAACCCAAACCTTTTCAGCATTTGGAAACTCTTTTTTAATAGATTTACAAAAATATTTTGTAACTGTACTATCTCTATGATTGTATTTTGTACAAATCTGATTCGGATTTTTTTCTCTCGCATTTCTAGTTAGATTAGCCCCTGAATTTAATTTTTGCGCAGGGTCATTATCCACTATCTCATGCATAGCTTTAGTGTAATCTGCTTGAATCTCCTCCTTTTTCTGAGGTCTTCTACCAAAATTTGGATGTTCTCAAGGTTTTATTTCCTTATCTAAAATATAATTTCTTCCTTCTTGATGCCATTCATAATACTCTGAAAGGTAACCAAGATATTTTTTTGGGTTGTTTGTAAAAGTTTTTGCGGTAATTCCAAAAAATTGTTGGGCTAATTCTGCTCTTGTGAATTTCATAATGTTATCTCATAAGTTCCATCCCGTAGACGAAATTCGCTCTTCTCTCCTTCCATAATAATTAAATGTTTATAATGATAATACCAATATCTAAAATATTGATTCATAGTACTTCTAGAATGGTTGTATTTGGAACATAATCCGCATAAATCTCTTCTTATAGTACGAGCTGATAATTGATTTGGCAATAATAAACGATTATCATTTTCTTTAACTAAAATTAAAAATGCTTCTAAATAATCTTCTTGAATTTGTTTTTTTGTTCTTTGTCTAATGGGAATCATCTTACTTCCTCCTTTCTTAATTTTTAAAAGAATAAATAATAGTTTTAACCTATTTTTACCAAGAGGTTAAATTTTTTTGGTCTGGAGAGAAATATCCCGAATTTTTTGCGTCTCTATTTATATATTTATAAGGGAAAAAAATTCGGGATATTTCCCGCCAAATCTAGCCCTAATTCCTCTTTTAACTAATCTCTTTTTCCACAAATTTTTGGAGCCTTATATTAATAGTATAAGGGGGCAAAAAAATGTGGAAAAACTCATTAAAAGTACCCCATTTTTAACATATATACAGACGAAAAAAAATAGGGGCCTTTTGATTACTTTAATAGACTTTCTTACGGTCGGAAAAAATTGTAAAACTTTCTA